AAATAAGTATCTGTGGAATTATGAAACTGTCACATATACAAATGGCACATCTGTCGATAGTAAAAAGAGAGTTATCGGCGTATATGGTGATACCGGTAAAGATGGTGCTAAGGGTGAAGACGGCAAAGGAATCAAATCCACAGCAGTCACTTACCAGGCATCTACAAGTGGTACAGTAATTCCGACTGGAACATGGCAGACAAGTATTCCGACAGTATCAGCTGGTCAGTATTTGTGGACTCGAACTGTTATCACATATACGGATGATTCTAAGTCCACCTCGTACAGTGTTGGTCGAATGGGGACGAACGGAACAAATGGCACAAATGGATCAGCTGGTAGAGGAATTAAATCTACAGCTATTACTTATCAGGCTGGATCATCTGGAACAACAGCACCGACTGGAACATGGCAGACAACCGTACCGGCTACGAGTGCATCATCCCCATATTTATGGACAAGGACAATCATCACCTATACGGATGATACGACGAGTACATCTTATGCGGTGGGAAGTACTTTAGAGGGCGTATCTGTTGGTGGTAGGAATTTGGCAAGAAAGACGTCGAATGAATATTGTACTGCTTTTAATTCGTTCAATGGCGGTGATAACATTTGTCCTAATTTAGCGACGGTTTCTACTGCTGGTCTAACTGTCGGCGATAAGGTAACGGTTAGGCTTGTATATAAATATACCAACATAGTCGCGGTTACCGGTAAAACAGCAGCTGCTTGGCTTCAAGGAGCTGGCAATATTACTGAATGGAAGTCTGGAACATTCGTAAGTAATCAACGTATTGCTTTATCTGGCAGTGGTGAAAAAGTAATAAAATATTCGTTTACGATAACTTCTGACATGATAAAAAATCAATGCTGGTACGTAAATATTCAACATGATGGAGTTAAAAGTGGATCGGTACAATGGAAAGAATTCAAAGTCGAAAAAGGCAACATTGCTACTGACTGGACGCCTGCTCCGGAAGATGGTATTGCTTCTGTGGATGTTGAATATTATCTTTCTACCTCAGCTTCAGCTCTGTCTGGTGGATCATGGTCTACCACGGCACCTACCTGGGTCAATGGCAAATACATGTGGAGTCGAACAGTAACGACTGATGGCGCGGGTAATAAAACATACTCCCCAAATCAAAATGGAGTCTGTATTGCCGGTGCTAAGGGTGAGACTGGTGCTACAGGAGCTACCGGAGTTGCGGGTAAAGGTGTGTCATCAATCGTTGAACAGTATTACAAATCCACTTCAGCAACAGCTCTTTCCGGAGGATCATGGGGTACCACGTATCCCGGATGGGAAAGCGGTAAATATATTTGGACGAGATCAGTTATCACATATACAGATAAAACGACTACAACCACTACAGCCGTTTGTGTGACAGGTACTAAGGGTGAGACGGGGGCTACGGGTGCACCAGGTAAGGACGCAAATCAGGTGGTTCATAGTGTGGATGGTAATGGTAATACTAATCAGTATATCGAATTCGCCACCGTAAAAGTTATACGAAACTATGCGAATTATGCCACAACTTTCAAAATAAGTGGTAGAGAATATGAAACGACAGATGTTCAGTTCTCGTTTGTCAGTGTTAATAGCACAGATCCTGGATTAAATTTCTTACGGGCAACTGGCGGATTTAATGTTTGGATGTATAAAAAGACAACGTCAACCTGGGGACTTATTACTAAATTAAATGAAGCATGGGGACGTATGAGAGTGTATAACTTCCGACCAGATAACGAGTCCATTTCGCTCACATGGACCGATACACGACACGCATCCCTTCCTTCTGGTTGTATAGCAGCTGATCAATTACAGGCAGCCAAAACAGCCACCAATTTCATGGAATTTACTTCCGGGACTGGTCTGCAGATCGGTGATAAGACAAATGGCTCATGGAAAGGTTTCCGATCCCGTATCACTAGCACTGCATTTGAAATCTTGAACGAAGCAGGAGCAGCCGTAGCCAGTTATGGACGAAAACTGATTCAGCTCGGTAAAGACACAACAGATGCTGTTATTGAGTTGTGTGGTGGGAAGGGTATCATTAAATACGAAAACGTATGGTTATACGGAGGCGAAGATGACACATTAACGATAAGTGCTGAAAATATGGCAATATTAGCAGATAAAAATATTGTTATTAGGGCAAAGAGAGTAACTGCTGATAATATTCGTATCACTAATCAGTTATTTATGAGTGACACAAATATCCATCTAACCATGTATGGAATGAATGCTGATTTACCTGATGAGGAAGATGATTGTATAGCGGGTATTGATATTGATAAAAAATACGGTATCAATTTAGAAACTCTCGGTGTAACGGACAGAGCTTTAACCGGAGTCAGTATAAACGGACGATCATTACTGAATCATATATATCCAGTCGGATCAATATATATGTCCACAAGTGCAACAAACCCCACAAACTTCTTTGGCGGAACCTGGGTTGCTTGGGGTGCTGGTAGAGTCCCGGTTGGTTTCAATGGTGGCGATGGTAACTTCAATTCGTCCGAAAAGACCGGTGGTTCGAAGACTATTAATATAGAGCATAATCATGGACTTTCGAACGCCAGAGCTGCCGTAGGTCGTGCTGATTCGTCTCTGGCGACAATGTCGTATACTTCTGGTGGTAATCCTCATAATGTATATTTTGACCGAGAATTTTCATATTATGGAGGAATTTCAGGTGGATCCAAACACGCTACAGATACGTCGTTAATATATGGTAATACGAATAATGGCGGCTCTACAGCAGCATCTGTACTGCAACCATACATCACATGTTATATGTGGAAACGAACAGCTTAAAGGTAACTATTAATTCAAATAATCAAAATTTTAAGGAGGAATTCAAAATGGCTTCAATCAGAAAAGAATTCAGAAAAAACACACAGTTCTCAGCAAACATCTTTGTGGATAATGTGTCCGTAGTATCTCTGGACGCATCATTTAGTCTGGATGATCCGCAGGTACCTGTTATCAATCGCTATATTTCTGATGGCAGACTGTACCGTGCAAACAAACAGGAGATCGACTCTCAGGTGGATGAGTTCGAAAATACCGTATGGGGTGCATATGACAAGATGATGGCTGAGCAGGCAGAATCATCTAAAGTAGCATAAGGAGGTTTAAGATATGGAAATGGATTTCGCAGCATTACTCACAAGTCACTTTCTGGCAGTTGTAGTTCTGGCGTGTCTGGTGGTAGGATATATCATTAAACATGCCAGTTTTTGTAAGAGAATCAATAACGATGATATTCCAGTAATTCTGGCTGTTCTCGGTCTGGCTCTCAATCTGGCAGTATCTGGGTTATCGATTGAATCTGCAGTGTACGGTGCATTTATGGGTTTGGCTTCCACCGGACTGCATCAGGGATTTAAAAGATTTATCGAAGGTGATACAACAAAAGGAGCTAAATGATGAATTTTACTATAACGACGGATCAGATCATTTGGTTCTGCAGCTTCATCGGTGGCTTGTGGGCATTATGGAAAATTGTGAAAGAAGCAAAAAAACCAAATGACGATCTAAAAAAGAAAGTCGAAAAGCACGATCATCTTCTGGATACGGATAGCAAGCGTCTAAACAAATTTGATGAATCAAATCAGATGATACTTAAATCTATGCTGGTTATGATTAATCACGAAATAACTGGTAATGGAATCGAAAAGATGAGAGAAACCAGAGACGAACTGCAGGATTACCTTATACATAAGTGATTCGCGTCACAAACATCCTCCTTTATGAGTAACATGAAAACATATTATTTATGAAGGAGGATTTATTTATGAGTACAAGAGAATTAAGAGAGTTAAGAAATGTCGCATTTGTGATTGGATTCGGATTTACTACGGGTAAATTTACGGCTAACATCGCAGCGAAATGCATGAGTAAGGCATATGATGTTGTGACGAAAGAAGTCATCAAATTTACTGCCAACAACGGTAGTAAACGAATGCAAGAGCTTTGCGACGAATATGGCATTGACTATAATAATCGGAATAAAAATACAACTGATAAAGTAATTATCGGTTTTCATGCATAACTCAGAAAGAGGGCTTTGGTCTACGGACTTAGGCTCTTCTTTTTTATGATAGGAGGAAATTCAAAATGGAAAAGAAATACCTCGATATACTGACCAACATCATCGGTGCGGTAGAAACCGGCGGACAGACATATGGAAAAAGAAGATATAACGCCTATGTCGGACCGAATAATAATACATCGAAAGAGCTGACGTGTACGCTAGGCTGGGCTGGAAATTACGGCGAACGTGCACGAAGACTTTGTAAAATGATATTTGATCGGGACCCAGTAGCGTTCAGGAAAGCGGATAATGCCGGAATTGAAAAGAAATTATCAGTTAACTGGGAAACTACAGAATGGCATCCTACTACAGTACAGCAGAAAGCCCTGATCGATATTATCACGACAGCTACCGGTAAGAAATGTCAGGATGAGTTATTCCAGGAATTGATGCTGACATATATTTCAAAAGCTGAAGAATACGGAGTAAAAGATATTCCGTCGCAAATGATGTGGTGTGAGATTGAACATCTTGGTGGCGTTAATCCGGTCAAGAGGATATTCGGACGAGCCAAGAAACCGTACACACCGGATACTATATTTGCTTCATTAATCTTGGATCAAAAAGATGCAAAGAGCAATACCCAAGTTGGCGATAAGATTTTTGAATCGAGACACAGATGCTGCGTTAAATGGATCAAACAGTATGTCACAAATACTGAAGAAAAGAAAGAGGGAAAAGCTATGGCAGTAACAATCACATTAGCAGGACATGGTTCAGGAAGACCATCCAAGAAAGATATGAATACATATTGTAGAGGTAGACAGGAAAAAGGTAAAGGACTGGTAGAAGTTCTGAGATTGCCTATGACCAATGCACAGAGAAAGAAGATGCACGATTCCTATAAAGAGATTCTGGGTAGAAATTATTACAACCAGAATCTGAGAGCGTATTGCTATAAGGCGTATAAAGATGGTAAGTATTATTCTGACTGTAGCAGTTCTATCGGACTTACAGCTCAGAAAGCAGGAGTATCTGGTGTAGGTCTGTTTAATACTGCGGAAATGCATAAGCATTGGCCTAAAGTCAAAAATGTAGTCATCGTAAACGGTATTATCCAGAATCCAGAAGTCCTTAAAATCGGTGATGCATTAATGTTTAAGGGCAGTGATCCAACTCGACCGCTGGGGATTGGACATACCGAAATGGTGTACGAAATCCACAAGACCGATACTGGGTCAAACGGCGCTACGCCAGCCACCCCGAGCAAACCGACGACTACTGCGAATAACGATAGTAATGTGAAAAAGGGTCAGAAATGGCTTAATAAAAACTATGGTGAAACTATTAAAAAGTACTGTGGTGCTGAATTAGAAGAGGACGGATCTTACGGTACAAAATCAAGAGCAGCTGCAGTATGTGTTTGGAAAGATTTATGTAATCGAAAGCATGGCGCAAAGTTAGACCCAAGTAATAGTAACTTCCTCGATAGCTGTAAGAAAACTGCTAAAAATGTTACGATTAAAAAAGGTGCTTCCGGTACTCTCGTATATTTGATAGAGTTCCTATTATCGGCAAAAAGATTCTATTTCAGTGCTATGGATGCCGAGTTTGGATCAGGTCTTGAATCTTCGGTTAAATCTTTCCAGAAAGAGAGAGGCCTTACGGCTGATGGTATAGTCGGAGCAAATACATGGTTCGCATTGTTTAACTAAAAAGAAAAGAGAACTGACTTTCCCTCAGCCAATTCTCTTCTTCATAAAATAAAGATTATATATCACGTTCTTATATTAACATGATATCACCAGCATAGCAATAAGTACCACTCGACACTCATCGACAAATAGAAATTCAAAATGGTATTTCAAAGTATTATATAGCGATACATTAGAGTCCATTTGATATTTATTTGTCAACTAGCACTTCTAAACACTTTAAAATAAGGGTTTACAGCTTCTATTGAGGAAGCTCACAAAGCTGGTAAATTCTAATAAACCCTTATAAAATAGGTGTTTTTAAAAGTGTTCAAACGGGGATAAAAGGTTAAAAATGTGGGTTATTTGACAACTACTTGGCGATTACTTGACAACCTACATTTGACAACTGAAAAAGTAATATATTAGGCAGGGATTTGAGTAATTCATTTCTCTGCCTTTTATTATTGTAATTTTTCTAAGTCACTTCTTAGCCATTCCAAATCTCGGACAGTATAGACGGATTCGGTAATGTCTTTTATACTATGCCCCATCATTTCCTTCAATGCATATTCATCAACGCCAGCTTTCTTACATCTTGTGGCAAATGTTTTTCGTGGATCATGTGGCTTATGTTCTGGATTTAAGTGTAAAGATTCGATGACTTTATTGAATCGCGTTGCATATTTATCGTATGTCAGTTTCCAAGTACCAGAGTGAGTTTGACCCTTATCGTTAAGCAATCGTCCAGTTCCGAGAGTTACTCCTTTATCGTAATTTCTTTTAACCAGTTCACGAATTTTAGTATGAATCGGGACTATTCGCTGCTTACCGGCTTCTGTTTTCATTCCAGCTTTCATATACCATTCGTCGATATTTATTTCATCTAGTGTAATTGTAGCTAATTCTTGTGGTCGCCAACCCATGTAACATTGAATTAATATCCAATCAACAAACGGTATTCGATCCACGTTATCCCATAAAATTTGCATCTCTTCATCGGTAAAAATAATATGTCCTTGAGTATTGTTCTTAATCTCATCTACGATATCACCACTTATACTAAAGGCCCGTGCATAATTTCTGTCAACAATTTCGAATTCAAGAGCGTAATCGAACATTAGGTTAAATAATGACTTCATGCGTGACTTTGTGCGAGCTGTTGGATATATCTTTGTACCCTTTTTATTACCTTTATATTCGATTCTATACCCTTCATCCATACATCCTTTTAAATGTCGTACACGGATGTCTTTAGCTCGCATATCATAAATAGATGAGCAGTATAACCATGCCGACTTAACTGTTCGAATATAATTAGCAGTGGTGTTCTTAAAATATTCTTCAGACCATTTCTCATACAAGCCCATAACCGTAATACCATTATCCAAATCATATGGATTTCTATTATATTCCACCAGAGCTTCATATGCCTCGTTGTACGTATGAAAAGATGATTGTGGTTTTAATGATTTCAAAATGGGTTTTCCTTCACTTGTTTTTCCCACACATATTCGGACTCTATACGGATTCCTTAGATTTGGCTTATTCATTTTTGTAATACTTCCAAATCCATTAGGCAATCGTATATGCTTTCGTGACGTTTTCTTTCGTATTGTTTTCTGGCTTTTAAGGGGCATCCCACAGTGCGGACAAGTCAATGCTTTATCACTTACCTGTAATTCACATTCCGGACATTTTACTAACACTTTTATTTTTCCTCCTGTTCTATTAAATTTACCCGTTATCGTATCTGATACATTCCAAAAAGTCAACAAGTTCGTTACTGGAAAATTATGTATTTTTTTCCAATATTTGTTCGTTGAATATGTGCGTGTCTCCATTTATCATCTAATACATATGCCTAAAGGAGAGACATAATAATGGAAACAAAAAGTATAATCTGTAGCACTTGTCATTGTAAAATGAAGCATTATGATACCGTCGAGAGGATTGTTAGAAGAAAGAATCATATTACGGTTCGTATAAGGATAGAACGATGTCGTTGTCCAAAATGCGGAAGTATACATAGACATATACCAGATTACCTATATCCATACAAGCAGTATGAGGCAGATATCATCGATGGAGTGGTAGAAGGACTCATTGATTCATCAACTCTCGGTTTTGAAGACTATCCGAGTGAAATGACAATGAAACGTTGGAAAAGGTCAATACATAAAAAGTAGAACTTGTTTCCACTGAGGTTGTTTTTACTAATCGTGTTAATTGCCATAAAATAGCAGTTGAAAGGAGGACAAGGCGAACAATAACGATTCGCGAAATTTACATTCCCTATTATGAGAGAGTGAGATGGTTTAAAGGTAAAACACTATTTTAGAGATATGGGTTCGAATCCCACAATCACTTTCTTTTTTCTTTTCGATATTAACTTGTAGGAGGTAAGTGTATGAATAATATCGAATTCGCAGCCGGATCAGTTCCAGTTAGTGTAGCCGCTAAAGTGTATGGGAAAGATGCTACATGGGTCAGAGCCGGGATTATTGTTGGGTGGCTCCCAATTGGAAAGGCGACGAGAAAAGGTAAACTTATAACCAGTATTGAAGAGATGAATTCAAAGTACGGTCGGATCAATTTCTATATTTCACCAAAATTATTGTGGGAGGATACCGGCTATCTATGGAAAGGAGAGAGAATATATGCCAACGACAATCAAACCAGAAATATCTGAAAGGAGTCCGTACTATATTAATAAGCACAGATCGTATGAATTAGTGCATTTTTGTCGTCAGTATCACGACTGGATTCGTATGTATGAGAGTTTTGTGGATATTGAAGAGCATCCTTTAAAATTGGCAAAAGTTTCTCAGAATTGTGGTTTTATCGGTGATAGTCCTACAGAAAGAATTGCGATGATGAAACAGTACTATGCTGAAAAAATCAAAATGGTTCAAGAAGCAGCTGAAATGACAGACAAGGAATTATCTTCTTATATTCTCAAGGGTGTTACTGAAGGATTGTCATATGAGGTCCTGAGAGCACGAGAAAATATTCCTTGTTGTCAAGAGATGTATTATCTGTTACGTCGAAAATTCTTTTGGTTGTTAAACAAGATGCGAAGCTGATGTTCGCGAAATACACAAAGGCTATAATGGAAAGGAGGTAAACAACTATGAACTACGCTTTATTATTAGGCGATGTCAAAGAATGCTCTAAAGACAAATTGAAAGAGATCATCTTTGAATTAGATCAGAGAGATTATCAGTCTATTAAAGAACTGAACATCCCTGACGAGACAAAGAAAGAACTCATTGTAATGATGAAAAACAGAACATTCTTTGATATGCTGCTGGTAAATGCACTGAAGTAGTGTTTATCTATGATTACAGGAGAGGCTTAGAGGACCAGATGACGCTGGTTCCTCCGAGCTTCTTTTTTTTTACTGTTATCGATTTATTACGGTACCGATGATCGAATCGAACATAGCATTTACCGCTTTACGATCAGTTATCGCTTCTTCGAGAGATTTATCACCGTATACATCTTTGACCTGATCTACGGTCCAAGGATCTCCGAATTCTTCCATAGTCTCGATAAAAGTATTGATTTCTTCAGTTGTCATATTTGTTTTCTCCTTTCATTATTAGCCTGAATTTGATTATAGCATAAAACTAGGTTAAAAGAAACAGTGTTTAGTTGAAGATCTCATCGCACTGTTCGAGGCAGTCCGGGAATTTCCAGGATTTATTTGAGCAGCGATAGCACGATTGAGCATACACGACACCGTCTTCAACATAACAATGTTCTTTTATGGCTTCCCATATTGGCGACCAGATTCCTCCATATTTATATAAGTAGTCTGGTGTTTTTTCATGACATTCCGGACAAACATATTCTAAGTTTTTGTTCAGAGTCATGATTGCATTGCAATTGTTGCAGATCGCATCCCCTCGATGCAAAGCACCAATAACTTCATCAATGTAATCTGCATGTTCGATTTCTTTCTTTTCATCAAAGTATCCCATATGGCATATCCTCCTTTGCAATTGTATGGTGTAGTCGGTATTATAACACCGAGTTAATAATTTTGCAATAGGTTTGTAACAAGTAAATCTAGGTTGAAAATAATTTTTAATCTAGGATAGAAACCGTAAGCAGGTGTCCGGAATATGGGATATATTGTTACATTGAAAGAGTGTATAAAAGATGATATAATCCCTTTAAAAGAAAGGTGGCTTTTGCGAATGAAAGTAGTATCTCTTACATGTCCAGGATGTGGAGCAAATCTCTCAATAGAAGATGGGCGTAAACAATGCTTTTGTCAATATTGTGGTATGAAAATTATGCTGGATGATGAATCAATAACATATCGTACAGTTGATGAAGCAAGAATTAAAGAAGCTGAAGTACGGATGCATGAAATCGATTTATGGGAAAAGCGTAGAACTGAATGGAAGAAGAATTTGATGATTGGTTTAAAAATAACAATTCCAATCATTATTGTTTTGATATTGATGATCGTTATAGGTTCTACTGCTAAATTAGACACTTTATGGGTTATCGGTGTAGTTGGTATATGTGCATCGATTCTTATTTGGCTATGTATAGAAGAATCTTATGAAAAATTCATCAAAGATATGAATAAAGCTATAAACGGAGAAAAAGAATCTGGAATACATATAAATATTAACGGTAAACAGCTGAAAATGCCAAGTTTTAATCCGATAGCAAAGAAACAGAAGAAACCTAGAAAATAGAGGTCCTAGAAATAGGGCTTCTTTTTTATTTGCAGAAAACTATTGTAGGAGGTAATTCAAAATGGAAACAAATCACTATGCTTTATTAGAAACTGCTACAGAAAAATATACCCAGCTTGTGGATTATATTTGTAAACTTCAGAACGGTATCGAGGTAAATCCGGAATCAGTTAATAAATTAGTCCACAGTATTTATAAAGATGAAATATATTTGATCGATCGTTTAAAGAATACTGAGGAGATGCTGCAGAAACAGCAAGAGCCACAACAAAGTATTAAGATATTCGAATTCATGAGCCGATGATTATACGCGAAAATTACATCATCTTTTATAGAAAACAACATAAAAGTAGGAGGTAATAATTATGTATGGAGCGTATGGTTTTGAAGACAAAGAGGAAAGAGAACTGAAAATGAGAATTCACAAATTCGAAGATAAATTACTTCGAAGTAAGAATTATCAGGATCAGGCGGAACTCAGGTCGATAATCATGAAATACAGAATTCAGTTACAAAAACTGGAGTGGAGTAAACAAGAAAGAGGAGTCTATTAATAGGCTCTTCCTTTTTGATTCACGATAAATTCCCTGTATAGGGTTTTTATAAATATTTATAGAAAGGAGTGTAGGAGGTATGATTGGCGTTATATCTTTCACAAGTGGCGTATTTATCGGATGTGTCATTATGTATATTCTGGTAACTCGAGGAGCTGTATATGGCGATTATAATATCACATTCAAAGAGAAAACAGACGATGACAACCAGGAAGGAATGTATAATATTGGAATTAGTTTCCGTGCAAAAGATGCCGTCCCAAGAAGTCGGAAAATTATCCTTTATAGACAGGATTCGCACCGATAACAAAGGCTATTATGAAGACTATTTATAAAGGAGGAACCAGAAATGGAAGAAGAAAGAACAGTTGATGAGATCCTTGAAGAGGAGATCAAAGATGAACTCAAAGAACTGAGATCAATGGAAGTCGGAAGTGAAAATTACAAGGTGGCTGTCGATGGCATAACCAAATTGTACGAGAAACAGATCGAAATCAAAAAGTTCAATGCTGATAAGGAGCAGAAGCAAATAGCGCAAGAAGCTACTGAGAGACAGATTGAACTGGATGAAAAAGATCGAAAAATCAAGAACAAGTTAACGGGTGCCAGTATAGGGGTGCCAGCACTTGTGACCATTAGCGGAACAGCTTTAATGCTCTGGTATGAGATCGGAAAGGATGGTTTGATCTCATCGCTGGCTGGAAAAGGAATCATTCAAAGGTTAATCGGAAGAAAATAGTTCAACCGGAAGGGTCTGGGTTTAATACTCGGACTCTTCTTTTTGCCTTTTCGCGATATATACATAGTATTTTATGAAAGGAGAGTGAACGTTATGTATGACATCGAAGAAATGTTTAAAAATACTAATCTGATGTTAAATCGAAGCATGAATCTAATTACAGATTCTATGTCAGATATTGTAAATGATCAGAGGAGTGTGATGACAGAACTTCAGAACACTTACGAACAATTACTGAAACTTAAAAATACCGAAGAGTCAATCTAAGGCTCTTCCTTTTTATTTTCTTGGAGGATATTTTATGCGTTATCATTACGAAAAATCTGGGATATTCACATCCATGTATGGAGAGGTATATGAGTGTGATCATCCTGTTTATAATAGATGCACTTTATTCAAAATTGGAAAACTTGGATTAGCAATTATACAACAACGATATGATCCGAAAACAAAAAGAACCTGGTGGACGGAAATAGATCCGTGGCTGAATGATGATTTATATTTACATCCAAAGTTTATGGAGTTTTTCAAAGAACGAGCCGGTAAATGTGTCGATGGACTATATCCGACAGCGACAATTCGTCAGATAATGTGGGCTTTAAAAATAAAACCGATACAGAGGGAGCGATGGGAAACATGCTTTGATAAACGGGATATTTAGGTTCGCGAAAAATACACAACGTATTATAGAAACTAAAAACAATTCAATTAAGAATGGGAGAAGAAAATTATGAAGAATATGACATTTAAAGATTATTTTAATGCAACAGATTTGGGAGCATATGGAGCAATTCCAGGTTTAAAAGATGCTATGCAAAGTGAACTTATTAGAGTTTACAACATATATGCTGATAAAACAAATTCTGGCATAACTGAACAATTGAACGGTGAATTCGACAGACTTTATCCGGATTACTTTAAAAAGAATTCGAATAAAGAATGGTACGAATTAACTGAATACAACCGGTTTATGGCAGAAGGATATCAGAAATTAATAGTTGATGAACTTAATAAATCAAATGCAAGTCAATTACTGGATTTCTACGTAGATCCTGAAGATATTATGTTTAAGGGAATGTTAAAAGTAGATCATAATATCAAAATCGATTTTTATATGAAAGAAGCTTAGTTTATGACTGGGGTCTGGGTTTAATACTCAGACTCTTCTTTTTCCCTCTTCGCGAAAAATACATACCCCTTTATGAAAGATTAATTATTTTTAGGAGGTAATAGATATGAAGAAATCATTTATAACTTTTTGGAAAGATATGTGGGAATCACAGAAAGAGACGAACAGATTTTTGAAGAAGCACTGGAAAGGATATACAGTGCTTGTAATAGTAGGGTCCGTTATAGGGTGTGTATTGCCATGTGCGATTGTAAAAGTAAAAGATTTTATCGAAACTAAGGAAGAAAAATCTGAAGAGGAGGAGTCCTAACGAGGGCTCTTTCTTTTTATTTTCGCGGTATGTACACGGGCTATTATGTAAACAATATATTTATTTTAAGGAGGCAATATTTATGACAGGAGAAGAAAAATTTAACTTAGCCATGGAGATTTTAGAGGATCAGATTGCGCGTAAAAGTAAACTGGAGAAATACTGGCGTGATATGATGCATGAACAGGATAATCCATACGATTTCGATTTCAATATACGCAGACATAATTGGATCCAGGCAAAAAGCTTACGGTTAGGAGTATCGGAATGTCTTGCCATTATTAACCAGAGAATAAAGAAAATTGAAGAGGAGGAAAAAGAGTCCTAACCAGGGCTCTTCCTTTTCATTTCTGTTTACATGGTAGGGTCTGTATTGTATAATATCTGTAATAATGTATGGGAGGAAAATACATATGAAAAGGAAAATAGTAGCTGTTTTACTGGCAGTTTCGATGATGAATACCACTCTTATTGGATGCGGAGATAACGCAGTATCGAAAAAAGAAGGGTTAGATTTATCTGCAGAAGATGGTGATTATGACTATGTCGACTGGGACGGAAACGAATTACTGTCACTGTTGCCTGATCCTAATAGTTCGAAAATTAAGAGCAAACAAGTCGATAGTAATACAGCGAGACTTATCATTTATGAAGTTAGTAAAAGTGGTTTTAATAAATATATTGAGCTTTGCACTGATAATGGCTTCAGTACAGATTCGAAATCGGTAAGTGATGACACCGGAGCTATGTATAAGGCATCAAACGATACTGGATATTCATTGACTTTAGCATACGACCCTGACGATAAAGCTATGGGAATTAGGATAGATGCTCCAAATAGTTCAGTCCAAGAAGAGGTGGATAGTACTCCAACTCCTACAGAAACACCGACGCCAACAGAAGAGACTACACCTGAGCCAACACCTATTGAGGAATCCACTCCAGAACCGACTCCGACAGAAGAAGTTGCTGATGAAGAAACAGATGACGCTGATGATGTCATTGATAATCTGTCAAAATCACAAAAACCGGCATCTGGTGTACGCCAAGAGTTAAAAGATTATTTAGATGCTTATGAGGACTTTGCTAAAGAGTATGCAGAATTCATGAAGAAATATACTAACACTAATACTGTTACTAATTATGACCTAGATCAGGACTACAAGAAGCTAGAAGATAAAGCAAAGAAATTCTCAGATGCCGAATCCAAGTTGTACGATAATTTCGACGATCTGAACAGTGATGAATGGGATTATTTTTACGATAAAATCGGCGATATTTACGACGAGATGTATGACTATTAAATCAGTTCGCGAAAAATACATAATCTCTTATAGAAAAATACAACTAAAAGGAGGTATTAACTATGAGAGATTTTGTAGAGAAATTGTACGTGATTATTATAAATTTCTTGGAAGGATCATATTATAAAAGTATGTCTATTGGGGATGTATACAGATGGGTACACGTCTATAGTTATGCTATGAATATGATTGACTGGGTATTTATATCGATCGCAGCTGTAGTGGCATTTGTCATAGTTATAAAATGTATGAAAGAAGAGGAGACTCATTAATTTGGGTCTTCTTTTTTTTCGCGAAAAATACATATTCTCTTATGAAAACAATAATTATATTTATTATAAAGGAGAGAGAATTATGAGTAAAAAATCAATTATTTTAATAGCAGGTATTTGCTGTGGATTTATTATTGGAGTGGATGGATGTAAATTATACGAGAAACTTACTGATAATCAGCAGACCTATACTGATATGGAAATAGCAGAATCATTTGCGTATGATAAATACGGAGACGACGAGAGTAAAATCGTGCTTCGTAATTATGATTATGAAACTGATATGTTAGATTTCTATATCTATAGAGACGGTGATATCAAGACAGCTTCTGGTGTCAACAGAACATACTGGTCCAATAAACTTGCAGACGGATATGTCTACGAAAAATAAGGAGTTTAGAGTCAGCAATGGCTCTTTCCTTTTTATTTTTCTGCCCGCGATTAATACACGCCCTTATATGAAAGAACGTATAAGGAGGTATATAAAATGCTAAAGAAGGCACTAAAAAGTATCATCAAATTTTTAGTAGTAACAGTTTTGATAGGTGCTTTAATTTGGTGTATGTCACGAATATGTCGACTTATCAGGAAATGAAAGAAGTGAGGGCTTAATTAGCTCTCCTCTTTTTCGCGATATTTACAAACCCCTTTATGGAATAATAATTTTATTTAGGAGGTATGTATTATGATAACATTTTTATTATTAACGATCATTGCGATTATCGTTACGATTATTGCGGCAGTTGCCCTGATCACGGGTGGTGTGGCATTCATCGTGGTATTTGGTGATTTAATAGTATGTGTTGGATTAATCATCTTACTTATGAGATGGTTATTCAAAAAGAACGATAAGAGAGGCTAAAACGCTTCTCTTATTTTTTTTTTTAGTTTTTAGAAAGGTGTAATAAGCAGTGATGGATGAAATGAGACTTAAATTATCAACAAAATGGATGAAGGGGATGGTAGCAAAAATACTCGAAAAAGCAATACTCAAAAGTGTTGGATATAGACCACGTATCCATATCGAGGAGATAATGCTTGAAATGAGAGACGGAAAAATAGGGTTTAAAATTAATGCAGGAGGTGAAATAGACGAGAAGGTACTCGAAAAGGTGAATCGTATCGTGGATAGCAATGATTAGATTCATGAGTAGAAACTAATTGCAAAGGAGGACAATCTATGGCAAAAATGGAGAAAGAAAACAAATGTTCCCTATATTCTCGGAGGATTTGGATGTATCGGTGTTATTGCGACCACAATAATGGCTATACAGTCAACGCCTAAAGCATTAGAACTGCTTGAAGATGCCGAAAAAGAAAAGGGTGAGGATCTTTCAAAATGGGAAATCATCAAGACTACTGGACCGGCATATTTTCCAGTAATAATAGCAGGAATAGCAACTGTTGGATGTATCGCCGGTGCTGTTATTTTATCGGAAAAGCAACAGGCATCTCTTATCAGTGCTTATGGACTATTAAATGAGTCCTATATGAAATATCAGAGAAAAGTAATTGAAGCATACGGTGAAGAAGCACATACTGAAATATTAAAAGCTATCGCCGAAGAAACAAAGCCAGTAAATATTACCGCCGATAATTTCTTTGGACTTTCCAACCAAGGAATGGCTGAAGACTTTTCTGAACCAAAATTATTCTATGAGGAATTTAGTGGGAGATATTTCGAAGCTCCACTAGAACAGGTATTATTAGCGGAATACCATGTTAACAGAAATATGGCATTGGGTGCTCTTATATTGTTAAATGATTTCTATGAATTCCTTGGATTAGAAAGAACGGAATATGGTGGAGAAGTGGGATGGTATGTAAACGATGACTATATTTGGATTGATTTTAATCATCGTAAAGTGGTGATGGATGATGGGCTGGAATGCTACATCATCGAAGCCGTGTTCCCACCGGATATGGAATGGAAGGAGTATTACGGATAATGGAAATAAATGAAGTGATATTTTTTATTTATATGTATTATTTTCAAACATATTTTAATTTAGCTATGAAATATGTTACCGGCATGTTTGAGGGACGGTTAACACCTGATGAAACCGAGAAGTACATGCATAGTTGGGAAGAGCAGGGATTTTATATACGCACTGGTGAATATGGTTCATTTCTTATATCAAAAATGCCGGAATCATATGCCACTCTTGCTAATTATATGTCGCCAAAATTACAAAGCCTTTAATGAGAAATATTCTTATTAGGAGGTATGTGATATGAAAAGACGCAATATTGATACTATGAGAGAAGTAAGATCTGCAGTATTAGCAAAAGCAACGGAATTAAAACAGAAAATTGATAAGAAAATTAAGAAAGAGGAGGAGTCCAATTAACGGGGCTCTTTCTTTTATATTTTTGAAAGGAGATTTGATATGACCGTAGACGAGAGGATTGAAGATTTTGGATTCAAATTAGTAAGTTACAATGATATAACCGGTATATTCACATATGAGAACCACGATAATAATCAGCGAGTATGGCTTCTTGTAACAAAACCATACGGGGCAGAAACTAGCGGGGTACTATACACGGAAACCATTTCAACTCATGAGAATCGAACAATGACGATCGGTTTGTCCCTTGCAGAATGTCGAGCTTTTCTCGATAAAGCAGACGAAATCAGAAACAGCATGAAATAATTCGCGAAATTTACAACGGCTATAATGAGAAAGTAAGATAGTTTATTGGAAGAACACTTTTTAAGAGATACGGGTTCGAATCCCGCAATTACTTTCTTTTTGTTTTCCAGTAATCAACTTGCTGGAGTATGCCTTATTATTATCGCGATGGGAACAAGGCTTATTATGAGAACTACAAAACAGAAAGGAGATCAAGAGGTATGAGAATTAACAACTTAATCAAAAGTCCTGTATTTAAGAAAGGGATTGGAATTGCTTCGGCAGTGATCGCAGGAGTCATTGCTATGAGTGATACGATCGCTGAACAGAAACGGGACGATGAATTTGAAGAAATGAAAAAACAGATCGCAGAACTTCAGAAAACAGAAGAGTAGTGAACAGAGAGAATTCCGACATGGGGTTCTCTTTTTATTTGCGAAAAATTATTTAAAGGAGAAAATTCAAAATGAAAAAACTAATTATGCCTGCAGGCATTAAAAAGATTCAGAAAGTATTAACAAGAAAAAGTCCGGAGATTCTTACTGGTATTGGGATTGCCGGAGTGATCACGACTACTGTGCTGGCAGTAAAAGTTACCCCAAAAGCACTTCAGTTGATTGGCGAAGCAGAACGTAAGAAAGCGGTAGCGTGGAATAATGAAAATCCTGACTATGATAACGGTGCAGATAGAATAAAACTTACAAAGACAGAAACGGTTAAAGCTGCATGGAAACCATATATCCCTGTGGTAGTAACCGGTGTATGCTCAGTGGCTTGCATTATAGGGGCAAATTCGGTTCATCTGAAAAGAAATGCAGCACTGGCAACTGCATATCAGTTATCCACGACAGCATTTAATGAGTATAAAGAAAAAGTCGTAGAAACAATCGGAGAGAAGAAGGAGAAGGTCGTTCGGCAGAATATCGCAAAGGATAAAGTTGAAAAGAATCCGGTTAGTAAAACAGAAGTATTTGTAACTGGTAATGGTACTTCGCTGTTTTATGATGTATTATCCGGAAGATATTTCGAAAGTGACATAAATAAAGTTGAGAAAGCAGTGAATAACCTCAATTGGTCGATGAATAACGGGAATGAGCCTTACATTTCATTAACTCAGTTATATGACGAGTTGGGTCTAAGTCACACCGGCGTGAGTGATAAAATCGGATGGAAAGTCGAAGATGGTAATATTGAATTGGCTGTAAGTGCACAGGTCGCTGACGATGGACGTCCATGTCTGGTTATGGATTTCCTTAAAGCACCAGAGTACGGATACGATAGATATTACTAAAATCTATTCGCGTGAAAAACACATTATATTATGAAAACAAATAAACTTATTATAAAGGAGATAAGATTATGAGCGAAATGAAAGAAGTAGTTGAAACAGCAGAAAACAATGAAGTAATGGAAACTGAAAATGACGACTTTGCATATTATGAGGATGATAACTCAGGAAAGGTTATCGCTTTGGCAGTAGCTGGAGTAGCTGGTGCAGCAGCATTAGGAGTTGCGGCATTCAAGAAACTGAAAGCTAAAGCTGATGCGAAACCAAGAAAGAAGAAACATCTGAAAGTAATGTGGGTCGACGATGAAGAGCCAGATATCGTTGCTGATGTAGAAGCTACAGAAGTAACTGATGATGAAAAATCTGATGAAACTGAAGAATAAGCATTTGTAAAAAGGGAGTACCTGTAACAAGGTATTCTCTTTTCTTTTTGGAGGAAATGCCTATGGAAGATAGACACATTTATGCGTACGAAGGTCCTGTACATATGTTTGGAAGCTGTGTAAATTCAAAATGGAGTGGCGAAACGACGGCTTCAACAGAGAAAAAAGCGAGATCAAATCTGATTTATCAGTATAAAAGACAGACAAAACGCTCAGCGGATTCAAGAATAACACTCCCTGGTGAATTAAGAAAAATAAGTTAGAGGTGAAGAAATGGCAGAATTTAAAGCATATCCTGGTAACTCGAATAAAGAAAAAGAAGAACAGGCAAAGAGAGAAGAACACAGAGTTCAAAAAGTAGTAGACGGTAAGGTAAAAACCAAAAGAAATGAGGGTCGTAAGCTTGCCAATATTTTTATTTCCGAAGACGCAGGGCAGGTTAAATCATATGTGATCATGGACGTTCTGGTGCCTGCGATAAAAAAAGCAATTTCTGATATTGTTACAGATGGTGTTGATATGATTTTATACGGGGAAAAATCCGGTAAAGGTAATAGAGCCGGTGGCGGAACTACACGGGTATCATATCGTAACTATTATGACGATCGTAAAGGTGATTCAAGGGATCGATATCGCGATCTACGGGAAAGATTCGATTATGATGATCTGGTATTTGAATCAAGGAGTCAGGCCGAACAGGTACGAGATGAAATGTTCAATATGATTGATCGTTACGGCATGGTAACTGTCGCCGATATGTATGACGCTGCTGGATTAGTTGCTCCATTTACAAGTAATAAATACGGATGGACGAGTCTCCGTACTTCGGAAATTGTTCGGACAAGAGGCGGCGATTATATGATTAAGTTGCCGAAAGCAATGCCAATTGATTAAGGAGGATTTTAAAATGATATATAGTTGTGATAACTGCGGACGTAGTAAAGATATCCATGATCCAATGTGCAATACTTGCCTTAGTTCAGATGACCCAACAATAAAACCTGCTCATTGGATTCCGAGCAAACCAGATATGGTGAATAATCCGCAGCATTATCAGTCTGAGAACGGTCTGGAAGTTATTGATGTAATTGAGGCATTTACTGCTGAGTTAAAAGGTATCGATGCAGTATGTACGGCAAATGCAATTAAATATATTTGTCGTTGGAATAAAAAGAATGGTATCGAGGATCTCAAGAAAGCAGAGTGGTATCTGCAGTGCCTTATTCGACATAGAGAACTGGAAGAGGCTAAAAGTAAACTTATTACGAAGTAAATAAAGGAGAATAAATAAAGGAGAATAAATCATGAAAAGAAATGAATTACTAAATAAAGTAACCAGAAAAATGTACAGAATTGGTTTCAAAGTACAGAAGCATAGTCCTGAAATTCTGATGGGAGCCGGTATTGTCGGTGCTGTAACAAGTGCGGTTATGGCTTGTAAAGCTACCCTGAAATTGGATGATGTACTGGCTGAATCAAAAGAAACCGTAGATAAAATTCATGAAGTTTCCGAGAATCCAGATATGATCGCAGAGGGTAAAGAATATACAGAAGATGATATGAAAAAAGATCTGACAATCGTGTATGCAAAAGCTGGATTAAAAGTGGCAAAATTATATGCTCCGGCGATTGTTCTGGGAGGAGTATCTATCGCAGCGATTGTTAGCGGTCATCAGATTTTGAGAAAACGTAATATCGCATTAGCTGCAGCATACACTGCTATCGATAAAGGATTTAAAGAATATCGTGGTAGAGTCATCGATAAATTCGGCGAAGAACTGGATAAAGAGCTGAAGTACGGCATCAAAGCTAAAGAAGTAGAAGAGACTGTTGTCGATGAAAACGGCAAAGAGAAGAAAGTAAAGAAAACCGTTGAAACTGTTGGACCAAATACGGGATCACCTTATGCAAAATTCTTCGATGAGAGCTGTCGTGGATGGACAAAAGACCCAGAATATAACCTGATGATGGTAAGAGATGTACAGGATTATGCGAATCGTCTTCTTAAAATAAAAGGTCATCTGTTTCTGAATGAAGTGTATGATTTGCTTGGAATCCAGCGTACCAGTGCGGGTCAGGTTGTCGGTTGGATTTACGACGAAAGTAACCCAATCGGTGATAATTATGTTGATTTCGGTATTTACGATCTCCATGACGAAGCCAAACGTAATTTTGTAAATGGCTATGAAAGAACTATTCTCTTGGACTTCAATGTAGATGGAGATATCTTAAACATGATTTGAATGACAGGATTATCCAATAAAGCAACCGGTGATATTTTCACAGATATGTATAATAACCCTCGACTTCATATTTAGAGGCTGAGGGTTTTGCTTTTATGTAGGAGGTATGTATGAAATTAAGTTATTTTCAGTTAAGACTTAGGGATGGAAAGGTTATGAACTTTAATAAGGAGTGCAATAAAGTATCATATTCCGATGACAAAGTATGTATATTTATGAACACTGTCAATGATTCTATACCACAAAGATTTCAAACCTTGGCTATTGTCCCGTATGATCAGATTGGTGTGATCGAGCGAGTAAACGAAGAGGTGTGAAAGGGAATAATATATGCATTACGACGCATTTAAAAATATGAATTGGCTACCAAGATGCGATTTGTCAAAACCTTATACAGCAATGACGGTAAGGATTATATTCTCACACGATAAGCGGAAAGATGATAAGGTGGAATTCCATATCTATCTTTGGCGTGCAAAACAACTTGCAGAATTATTCATCATATTCTGTGAAGAAAGTCATTACGAAAATGTAGTAATCACTGATGTAATCATTATTAGAGTTGCAAAATCAATGGATGCATTGATTGAAATGGAGGAAAATTTATAAATGACAGGGAGAGATCTTATTATTTATATTCTGCAGAATCATCTTGAAGATACGGAAATTCTCACAGACAGTAATCATATGTTTTTAACTGTGGAAGAGGCTGCAGTGAAATACGGAACGGGAGTCGCTACAATAAAGGCTATGATTAATCGAAGTATTCTGAAAGGTATGAAAATCGGAGAAACATATCTTATTTTAAATGTAGGCGAGGAGGAATAAATCATGAAAATACATTGGTTTGACTTACTGGTAGGAACTGTTGGCATTGCTGCTGGTTGCTTTGGAATTGGCTATGCTGTTCGGACTAAGCATCAGATGGATAATATTTGTGAAAAAGTGAATAAATCAGTTGATGAGGTGTCTAAAAGTGTAAAGGTCGATATTTCAGAGTCGGTTATAGATGATGCTGTAGAAAAAGCAGTTGACCGAGAAGTAAGTAGAGCAGTTAATCGTGCAGTATCATCGATTGTTTCGACGATGAATACCGAAATCAAGAATGAGGTCAAAACAAAGATTTCCGAAATGTATCCAAGTATCAAAAGTATGGCAACTGCAAAAGTCGTGGAAGAGGTTTCTAAAATCAACGTGGCAGAATTGAAAGCGGAAGTTCGAGAACTGGCGAAGGATAAAGCAGCGAGCAAATTAGACGATCAGTTCGATGATATTTTGAATAAATTCAACGGCGATCTGGATAATATCTCGAAGATCTACAGTTCTATTGCTAGTCATTTTAATGGCAATAGTGGATCAGGAAAGGATTTTAAAATCAGTTTAGGATAAGGAGAAATAAGAATGTGTAAAGATATAATGGTCAAAGCATTGATATTCGCAGTAGGTGCTGTAGCAGGTGGTGCGGCAACATTAAAATATACAAAGGATAAATACGAGAAAATCGCAAATGAAGAGATTGCTCAGATGCGTGAGTATTGGAAAAAGAAAGAAAAAGAAACAATAAAAACACGTGGCATTGTGAAATCCGAGGATGAAGAAGAACTGCCAAATACTTCATATAAAGGATACGATGATGAAGAAGAGGAGGACGTAGAAGAAATGTATAAACCAGAAGCGGTAGCCCCAGAAGAAACATGGGAAAAAGATTATCCAACAATCACTCTAACATATTATGAGGGGGATCAGACTTTAACGGACGATCAGGATAAGATTATTACGAACGTAGCTGAACTGGTTGGTGAAGATTTCGCAAGTCATTTTGGAGAATACGAGGATGATTCCGTGTTTATCAGAAATGATAAGATTGGAGTGTATTATGAAATTCTCCGCGATTATGGCAGCTACTCAGATTATATGAGAGAGGAGTAATATGCTGAAAAAAGAGCTTGAATCAGAATATTATGACTGGATTTATATGCTCTTATGTGAAAATCGTTGTGTTGGTAGACATACCTATCATAAACTTTTAGGATATCTGCATTCAATACCGTTTCGATATGTAATGGCGAGGGATGCTGATCGATTGGAAGATGGGTTGAGTTTACGAAGGAGGTTTGCCTACTACAACGATTTGGATGAGGAATCAGTGGTATATACACTCAGAAGGAATCCGTGCAGTGTGTTGGAAATGATGGTGGCTTTATGTGTGCGATGCGAAGACGTTATGGATGATCCCGCTATCGGTGATCGGACTGCCCAGTGGTTTTGGCAAATGATCGTTACAATGGGCTTAGGATCTATGACTGATACACGATTTAATATTGATGCAGTAGAAGCCGAAGTAGAAAATTTCTTATCCAGGAAATATGAGCCAGATGGACGTGGCGGCTTATTTAAAATACATAAATGCAACGCTGATCTCCGCAGAATTGATATATGGACTCAGATGTTGTGGTATATGGATTCAATTACATAGGAGCAAATATGACAGAAGAACAGGTATATGAAAAATTTAAAGTATATTTTCCATACCTTGAGAGAAATGTTTTTAAGTGGAAACAGGTTGGGACATATGCGATCGAATTACTACTTACGTGGGAGATAGCTCTTATATTTACCTACGAAAGTGAAGAAATGTGGCGCTTGGAAACTAAAGAGTCCTACATCGTAAATCGAATGAAAGGAGGCTAAAAGATGAGATGCTAGATTTTATGACAGTATCTACAAGTAGGTCTAATAAATCATCCACCGTAGAAGTATTTCCTAAATTCATCATGAAAAAATCTAAAGATCTGATGGTTCGTGGTAAGGATTTTTATGCGATCTGGGACGAAGATAGAAAAATCTGGAGTACTGATGAGGATGACGTTGTTAGACTTGTGGATAACGAGTTAAGAAAATATGTGAACGAAAACGCTGATCATTTGGAAGGTTCTCCTGTAATTAAATTTATGTGGGATGGTGATAGCGGGTCTATCGATAAATTTCACAAATATTGTCAGAAGCAGATGAGAGATAGCTTCACAATGTTGGACGAGGAACTGATATTTTCAAATACAGAATTATGTCGTGAGAATTATGCGAGTAAGCGATTGAGTTATCCGTTAGCTGAGGGCGATTATTCAGCATGGGATAAAATTATCGGCACACTATATTCTGAAGAGGAAAGACATAAGATCGAATGGTGTATCGGTTCTATTGTATCGGGAGACTCGAAGAAACTGCAGAAATTCATGGTTTTGTATGGTGCTGCAGGTACGGGTAAATCGACAATCCTGAATGTGGTACAGATGCTATTCGATGGGTATTACTCAACATTTGATGCTAAATCGTTGGGGTCCAGTAATAATCAGTTTGCGTTGGAATCATTTAAATCAAATCCACTTGTAGCAATCCAGCACGATGGCGATTTATCAAGAATTGAAGACAACACTCGATTAAATTCACTTGTTTCACATGAAGAGATGAGCGTAAATGAGAAATTTAAAGGGATCTATAATACGAGATTCAAATGTTTCTTATTTATGGGTACAAACAGACCAGTTAAGATTACGGATGGTAAATCGGGTTTATTAAGACGACTTATAGATGTACATCCAACCGGTAATAAGATTCCTGGAGGTGAGTATAAAAAACTTATTGATCAGATTCCTTTTGAACTCGGAGGTATTGCATGGCATTGTCTTCAAATTTACAAGGAAGCCCCAGAGTACTATGATACATATATTCCAAAAACTATGCTGGGTGCGTCGAACGATTTTTATAATTTCGTATGCGACTCATTCAGTGTTTTTAAGAGAGAAAATGGCACTACGCTCAAAGCAGCATGGGAAATGTATAAAACCTACTGCGATGAAGCGAAAGTGCCTTTTCCATTTTCTAAGAGAAACTTCAAAGAAGAACTTAAAAACTATTTTTGGGATTATGACGAAAGAATAGAAAAAGAGGATGGAAGTAAATTGCTGAGTTATTACAGTAATTTCCGTCTGGATATTTTCGAAGATGATATGAATGGCGGTAAAGAACGGAAAGAAGAATCAAAGCCTAACGAAAACTGGCTTGAACTGAAAGAACAGGAATCTATATTTGATAGCTTTTATTCCAATTGTTTCGCTCAGTATGCGAGTTCTGCGGAAACGCCAAGAAAAGCGTGGGATGAAGTCACTTCTAAACTATCAGATCTCGACACGTCAAAACTTCACTATGTTCAACTTCCGGATATTCATCATATTGCCATTGATTTTGATATCAAAGATGCAGATGGAAATAAATCTCTTGACTTAAATATGGAAGCTGCTAAGAAATTTCCACCAACATATGCTGAACTCAGTAAAGGTGGACAAGGATTACATCTTCAATATATTTACACAGGAGATCCGAATGAACTTAGCAGGATATTTGACGAAAATATTGAGGTCAAAGTATTCACCGGAAAGAGTTCGCTTAGAAGACGATTAAGTAAATGCAATAATCTTCCGATAGCGAAAATTAGTTCCGGATTACCGTTGAAGGAGGCGAAAAAAATGATAAATTTCGAGGGTATCAAAAATGAAAAATATCTTCGATCAGTCATTAAGAAACACCTGAATAAAGAAATCATGGGAAATACTAAACCAAGTATTGATATGATAAAAAAATGTCTGGATGAGGCTTATGAAAGCGGTCTTGGCTATGATGTGAGTGATATGAAAAACGCCATCGTAGCATTTGCAATGACCAGTAATAATCAGGCGAATACGTGTCTGAAAATTGTTGGTGACATGAAATTTAAAAGTGAAGAAGTTAATGAGACAGTTGCTGGGGATGAGGAGTCGGATGATATTGTATTTTATGACTGTGAGATATTCCCAAATCTGTTTCTTATCTGCTACAAAATGGCTGGCGAAGGTAGACCTGTTATGCCACTAATAAATCCTAAACCGTCAGATATTGAAAAACTGCTCAGATTTAAGTTGGTTGACTTCAATGGAAGAAAGTATGATAGGCATATGTTATATGCTTGTATGATGGGATATACCGTAGAAGAATTGTATGGATTATCTCAAAAACTTATTAATTCTGCGAAAGGGAGTTCCGGCATATTCTTCTCAGAGGCATATAACCTCGGTTATACGGACGTATATGATTTTGCAGCGAAGAAACAATCTCTTAAAAAATGGGAGATCGAACTGGGCATTGGTCATAAAGAGTTAGGGTTACCATGGGATCAACCTGTTCCAGAAGACTTATGGGAAGAGGTAATTAAATACTGTCAGTGGGACGTCATTGCGACCGAAAAGGTGTTTAATCATTTACAAGGTGATTTTACAGCTCGTAAGATTCTAGCATCGTTAGCAGGTGGGACTGTAAACGATACCACGAACTCTCTTACAACTAAAATTATATTTGGCAAAGAGCGTCATCCTCAGCTGGTCTATACTGATCTTTCAGAAACTTTCCCAGGATATGAATTTATAGAATTTGGAGAAGATAACAAGCCACATAACATGTATCGAGGGACTGATATGGGATTTGGCGGGTATATTATCTCCAATCCTGGAATGTACGGAAATGTTGCGCTATTAGACATCGCGTCTCTGCATCCGAATTCGGCAATTGCCATGAATTACTTCGGCGAGTATACTCCACATTTCAAGGAATTGTTAGATGCACGTATTGCGATAAAACATGGCGACTACGATGCTGCAAGAAAGATGCTAAATGGAAAATTAGCACCATTTCTTGAGGATGAAAGTCAGGCTGATGATTTGGCGCAAGCTTTAAAAATTGCCATCAATTCAGTATACGGCCTTACCTCAGCAAGATTCGATAATCCATTCAGGGATCCGCGGAATAAAAATAATATCGTTGCTTTGCGTGGGGCTTTATTTATGCGAACTCTTCAGGATGAAGTTGAAAAAAGAGGATTTAAGATTGTCGCGATTAAAACCGATTCGATCAAGATTGCAGATGCAACAAAAGAAATTGTTGACTTCTGTATGGAATTCGCTCGAAGCTATGGGTATACATTCGAATTCGAAGCTTTCTATGATAGGATCTGCCAGATCAATGATGCCGATTATGTGGCACGTTATAAAGATGCAGATTTCTGTACAGATAACTTTGAATTTATACCGAAGGATAATAAGAAACACCCTGGACAGTGGACGACTACTGGGAAACAGTTTGCTATTCCGTATGTATTCAAAACACTGTTTAATAAAGAACCTATTGAATTCATCGACTTATGCGAGACATTCCAGGTTAAGACAGCGTTATATTTGGATATGAATGAAACCTTACCGGATGTAACTACATATGAAAAAGAGCTGGATAAGCTGGAAAGCAAGTATAAGAAAGGCTTATTATCGGATATAACTTTCGAAGCAGAGGCAACACCGCTTGCTGATAAAGTTGCGGAAGGGCATGATTATCATTTTATTGGAAAGGTCGGTCAGTTCACACCAGTAAAACCAGGCAAAGGTGGTGGTCTGCTTATGCGAAAACAGGGTGAGAAATATTATGCAGCGGCAAATTCGACAGGTTATCGCTGGGTGGAATCAGAAGCCGTGGCAAGTGAATCTAATCGGGATAATATTGATTTGTCATTCTACAGAAATCTTGTAGATAAAATGGTAGATGAAATGAATAAATTCGGTGATTTTGAATGGTTTGTATCAGATGATCCATATATTCCGGCACCAAAAGAACAGAAGATGGATGATTTCATGAATATTCCGGTAGATGCTCCGGAAGAGATTCCATTCGATGAGGACTTACCATTCGCGTAAGTTACATGCCTTATAATGAGAGACAGAGTCTTGGCTATATTTAGTCAGGGCTCTTTTCTTTTAGATATTTTCCAGGAAAGGAGTAACAACATGACTTAAAAAAATTCATTACGCAGAACTGATCATAGTAAAAACATATTTAAAGGAGAATAAGAACAATGGAATTAACATTTGCACCAAAAGGGGTATTACAGATTAACGACGCTAGAATTTGCTTCAGAAACTTCAAAGGAGCTGCAGGAAGATTTAACGCGGAGGGTGATAGAAGTTTCGCACTGGTTATTCCAGATCAGGAAACAGCAGATGCACTGATCAATGACACAAACAAATATGGAGCTAGCTGGAACGTAAAAATCAAAGAACCAAGAGAAGAGGGAGAAGCTCCATTTATTCATCTTCCGGTAAAGGTTCGTTTTAATGAAAAAGGACCTAGGGTATATTTGGTATCCGGAGAGTATCGTTCACAGCTTACTGAAGAAACTGTAGGAATGTTAGACGACATCGAGATTCGTAGTGTTGATCTTGATATTCGTCCTTACGACAATGAAATCAATGGTAAACCGTATAGAACTGCATATTTACAGTCAATCTGTATTACACAGGACATTGACAGATTTGCAGCACGATTTGCAGCGGAAGAATGCCCGGAAGAAGACTAATCAGGAGGACATAATAAAATGCATTTAGAAGGCACAGGAAAACCAGGAATCAACGTAGAAGCATCGGTCGGTGATATTTATAAAGATACCAAAACCGGAGAAAAATATAAATGTACATTCGCATATATGACCAGTGGAAATGAAAAAATCCAGAGAGAGTGGGTCAAAATGGTAAACGGCACTCATGATGAATTTCCCTCACGATGGATTCCAAAACCAGAGAAAACAGAACCGTCTATTAAATCTGCAACAGTAAGTACACCAGAACTGTCGACGGATCAGGTTATCATGAAAGCTAAACAGGAAAAGCAGGTTCGTGATTATACATCCTATGGTAATAAGAATAAAAATGGAGGTAAACGATGATTGCATACATTTGTCTGATGTGGATCGGAAAAATACTTAATGCTCCATGGTGGTATTTCGTTGCACTGTTCATCGGAATACTTATTAAAGTGCTATATTTTGGATACAGTGTTGGCGAACAGAAAAAATAATAAGACAAGGGCTCCGATCTTGGGGCTCTTTCTTTTTAATGTGTATCCAATAAATAAGGAGGATTAATATATGAAGTTTTCTAAGTATAATACGATAATTAATGAGTCTGGCATGATCGATTTGTTAAAGGAAGTTTCATATGATTATGACACTGTAGATGAATATTGCACAACATCTTATATGGTTTATAAGATAGCAACGGAAATACTGCATATGGATTTATATTCAGAAGAGTATCTATATTTATTCTGTTTTAATACAAAAATGAGACTTCAATCCATATTCGAGGTGTCACATGGCACTTGTGATACCAGTTTGGCTAGAGGTCGCGAAATTTTTCAAAAGGCATTGTTGGCAAATGCTGTAAATATTATTCTCGTGCATAATCACCCTAGCGGAGATCCACATCCAAGTGAGTGCGATATAGCTTTAACTAAGGATATAATGAATATCGGAAAAATTATCGGAATCGAATTAAAGGATCATATCATTATAGGAAGTGACTCGTATATTAGCCTTTACAAAAATGGATATATTGACAAGGGGGTCAAAGTATGAGGAACAATATAAAAGGATTACTTAACTGCCTTTCTATGATATTTGCTCCATTTGCTCTGGGATTTATCTATATCACCTATTTGCTATTTCCGGAAAAATACGAGAAGAAAAGAGGTGATACAAATGAATTATCATAATATTACGAAAGATGATATGAAAAATGGCGACGGATTAAGAGTTGTTCTATGGGTAGCAGGCTGCGAGCATCATTGCAATAACTGCCAGAATCCTATCACATGGGATCCGAACGATGGATTATTTTTCGATACTATTGCAGTTCTGGAAATACTCAGTCAACTCGAAAAAGATTATATCGAAGGAATAACATTTTCCGGTGGAGATCCACTATATCCTGCTAATATAGGGGATGTAACGATATTCTCCCGTTCATTAAAAGAGGGTTATCCAGATAAAACCATTTGGATGTATACTGGATATTTATATGAAGATATATCTGATTTACCGGTTATGAAATATATCGACGTACTTGTGGATGGACCATTTGTGGAACAGTTAAAAGATAACAATCTCAAGTGGAGAGGTAGTTCAAATCAGAGAGTAATCAATGTTCCGGAATCTCGAAAAACCGGCAATATAGTTCTCTGGTGCGATTGATATTTAGAAAGGCAATATAATGGGAAGAGCTGAAAGAAGACGGATGGAACGATCGGATCGTATTGAAAATCGAAAAGGAAAACTCTTGATGAGTAAAAGCGATCTGAAAGACATACGTGCTGAGATATCTGAAAATAATGTTCAGGTATTAATGACGTGTTTCGCGCTAGCAAACCATCGATTATATGGTCATGGGCAGAAAAGAACTTTGAGAACGCTGACTGAGGTGGATCGAATGATGGGCGAAATTCTCGATGGGACGAAAACGATGGACGACTTCACAAGGGAACTGCGTGAGGAGTGCGAAATAGAAGTTAAGTTTTAATTCGCGGTACAAACATAGGGTATTATGAAAACTATATTTATGTTTTATGAAAGGAGAAAAATCATGGATATTAAAAAAGGAGACAAAACAATCTTTATCCCAGCATTAATCTTTGTTGCCGGGGCAGTAGTATTGGGAGACGTCACAAAGACAATTTGTGAGACAATCCAGAAAACACATAAGTAACATTTTCATTAAGAGGAGGCTCAATTAACTGAGTCTTCTCTTTTTATTTTTACGATTGGAGGAATCTATTGAGTGTAAAGACAGATTTTTTATATCCTCATCAATCACAGGCAATTGAAAGAATGTTCAGTGGATGCATATTGAACGGCGGAACGGGCAGTGGTAAAAGTCGAACATCCTTATATTATTATTTTTATAAGAATGGTGGCTCTATAAATGGTAAAAAATATACTCCTATGAGAAAGAATCCACCTGATTTGTATATTATCACGACGGCTAAAAAGAAACACGATCTGGAGTGGGAAGAAGAGCTTATACCATTCCATTTATATTTCAATGCCGATACACATAAAACTGATCTTTATGGGAATAAGGTGATCATCGACAGCTGGCAATGTATTAAAAAATATACGGATGTATGGAATGCGTTCTTTATATTTGACGAGGATAAGCTAACAGGAAAAGGAGCATGGACTAAAGCGTTTTTAAAAATAGCCAAAAAGAATGAGTGGATCGTCTTATCAGCATCACCTGGGGATACGTGGCAAGATTATGAAACTATATTTGTGGCAAATGGGTTCTTTAAAAACCGTACAGAATTCCGACAGCAGCATTTGATATATTCTCGATTCACTAAGTATCCAAGTGTGACCGGATATATGAATGAGAGACGTTTGGTGCGATTACGAGATCGGATACTTATCGATATGGACTTTCAACGACATACGATGCCTCATCACGAGGATATTTACTGTAGCTTCGATATCCATAAATATAAAGAAGCGGTAAGATCACGATTTGATCCATATAAAGATGAACCAATGAAACAAGCTGCAGATCTATGTCTAGTGTTACGTCATATTGTGAATGAAGACGAATCTAGGCAGGTGAGAGTTCTCGAATTATTTGAGATGCATCCACGTATGATTATATTTTACACTTTCGATTATGAGCGGGATATTCTAATGAACTTAGCTTACGGTGATGATGTTGAAATAGCGGAATATTCTGGACACGCCCACGAATCTATACCGGATGCTGAAAAATGGGTATATTTGGTTCAATACACAGCAGGGGCCGAGGGATTCAACTGTGTAAAGACGAACTGTATTGTATTTTATTCGCAAACGTATAGTTATAAGACTTTACTGCAGGCGTGTGGACGGATCGATAGATTAAATACACCGTACAGGGATTTGTATTATTATCATTTAAAATCTCGATCTGGAATTGATTTAGCTATATCGAAGGCTTTGTCGCAGAAGAAGAAATTCAACGAGCGCAAATTTGCTGATTGGGATAAATAGAATGGAGGTGTAATTAAGTGGGGACAACAATAACAGTAATAGCATTTTTAGCACTAATCGGATGGATCGCGTTTACGATGTAGGAGGTGTGATATGGATGATATTTGGGTTGTATACAATCATGTAAGCAGAAAAATATACGCACTTGTTCATGAAAAGGGACTACGAAGTGTTAATACTGGAGACAATCCTGATATACGAATTACAAAATTCGGAAGTTATGGTGCCGAAACAATAAAAACCGGCGAAGATGGAAACATATATTTAATGGGCATGATATGGTTTGCCGGACAGCCACAATAAAGGAGGTATACATGAATTTACCAATAGTTATATTTTGGATTGTAGTATATTTGGCTATCGGTGTAATAAACGATGCTGCATTGAAATTTGACGATGAGGAATCTTCATTCTTTATCATGCTTACATGGCCGGTATCGGTTATCTGTTTGGTGATCGGAGTTATAGCAAGTATATATTATAAATTTTTACAAAGAACTAAGAAAAAGCATTAAGCAGGTGGCTGATATCTCATGTATATTTATAAAGTAAAATCGCGTGAAAAACACAGCCCTTTATGAGAAACATATTATTATTTTTTTACAGGAGGTAGAATATGAGAGAAGCTTTTGTTAAAGGTGTAGGTTTTACATTAGGTATTTTTGTTGGGATGACAATCGTGAATATGATAGTCGGTCCGATTAATGTGGCATCAGAAAGCAAAGACAAAGAAGAGTCTCAGTAATGGGGCTCTTTTATTTTTACCAGAAAGGAGATCACAAATGTACGGATATGAAATTTGGTATGATCATTGCTGCGTTGGTAGTGATGATGGATTTGACACCGAAGATGAAGCTGTAGAAGAGGCACACGTAGCGATCACGGAAAAGCTGAAAGATTGGGAGTCCGACGGATCCGAGGTCGACTGGGATAAAGATCCTGACTATTTCGAAATACGAATAGAAGGAGGGGTGGAAAATGGATGAAAGTACTTATAAGGAAGTATTTTACGATAAATATTGTCCGAAATGTTCTCATGAAGACAAGAACGAAACAGAAGATCCATGTTTTGAATGCCTTGATACACCGGTTAATCTGCATTCACATAAACCTGTAAACTACGAAGAAAGAAAGTGACTATGGTATGAAAAAGATATTTTGTGAATTTAAAGAAATGTGTAAAAACGTCATGGCAACATTTGCCCCATCATATTGCTATGATCATATGGAATCAGATGGTAATGCCGGTTTCGGAACCTGTTACGGAGATGGAACCGGTGATTTTGGCGCTTGTAGCGGATGCCCATATTATATTTCGAACAAGTAGGAGGTATATATGACGAACTATTATGCCATTTTAAAAAGGATCAATTCAAAGCCATGGGAGCTAAGATGTACTTTACCTAATAACTGTACGGTAATGAACGTACAGATTTATTTTTCACATGATGATATCGATGAAGATGCGACTGAATTTTCTATTATAGCATGGTCAGGTATTCAACTGGCGAGGTTATTCACAGATTTTTGTAATGAGAACAATTTTAAAAATGTTCACATTGATACCGTGTACGTAACGCAAGCTGTTGAAACATGGGAGGAGCTTATATGATTCGAATAATTGACGGGCTGAAATACGATACCGATAAGATGGAACTCGTAGCCAATTATGCGTATGGGAAGTATTCATTACTTGGTGAGATACGTAAAAAGAGATGCAAAATTTACAAAAGCAAAAAAGGAAGATATTTACAGATAGAGAATGGAATCTGGTCACCAATTTCGGAGGATTGTGTGAAGAGAAAACTGATGTCTCATAATGTGGCAGCTTATGAAAAAATGTTCGGAGAGGTGGAAGAAGCGTAGATGTTAACAAAAGCAGATCGATACATGAAAAAAGTGATCGAAGATATTATGGATTACGGTTATAAAGACATTAATCCAAGACCTAAGTATGCGGACGGTACTCCAGCACATACATATTCAATTAATCACGTGGTGAGATCTTATGATATTTCAAAAGGAGAGATTCCAATATGTACTTTAAGACCGATTGCTTGGAAAACAGGTATAAGAGAACTTCTAACCATATATCAGAAACCAACAAACGTTATTTCGGAAATGAAGAAAGAAGGAGTTACCTGGTGGGGCGACTGGGATATTGGAGATGGAACGATAGGTCAGCGATACGGAGCTACTGTAAAGCGGTATGATTTGATCAATAATCTTATCAAAGATATTAAAAAAAATCCGTATGGGCGTAGAAAAGTGATGTCATTATGGCAGGAAACTGACTTGAGAGAAACCACAGGTCTTGCTCCATGCGCATTTTTGACTATGTGGAATGTACGAGGATTTTATCTTGACATGTGTCTTATTCAGAGAAGTGGGGATCTTTTAACTGCTTCGGGTCCAGGTTGTGTTAACGAAATTCAGTACACGGCACTTCTTATGATGATTGCTCGTCATTGTGGGTATTATCCTGGAGTATTCACCCATTTTGTAGCAAATGAACAGATTTACGATCGGCATGTTCTTCAGGCGAATGAGATGTTGAAACGATATCGTAAAGGTCATAACGATGAAATTCATGCACCATTAGGTAAAAGAATCGGATTTATTTTAAATCATAAAAAAACTGATTTTTATGATATTTCAGTTGATGATTTTTGGTTGATTAATTATGAACCGATGAAACCGCAGCTCAAGTTAGATCTTGGAATCTAAAGGCTATATGAAAGAGAAGGAGGATTTTGTATGTTATTAAGATATGATGAAGTTAAAGAGCATCTGCAGACCAGGCTTTGCGATCCTAAGAGAAACACTGAACTTTTGAAAAATCTAGTCACAACTGACTATGGTATTTACACGGCATATTACGCAATTCTCCTCGATGAAGATTCATCTGAAAGTGCGACGACTAGTGTTTTAATCAGTAAAGATCTGTTGAAATATCTTGGTGTCACAAAAGAGCAGCTTATTTTAGATGCTCAGAAAGCTGATTTATGCAGAGGAGTATATGTATTTCGTATTCTTGAAGCTACTATTCGAAATCCAATGAAATACGACGAAAGTATTAACTTAATTGGAACTCATATTGATATTTCAAAAGATCCTATTTCGGCACTGGTATTAACTAATAAAACAATTAATTATGGAGCATCTTTAAGTATACAACCGCCGGTTCGCTACATGATAGGTGAAATATTTGGATGTGACTTTTATCTTATTCCATCATCGATACATGATAATATCATCATGCCAGATAATGGGGTAATCGAAGGTCAGGATTTATTAGAGATTGTTCATTCGGTCAATATTAATCCAGAGGCTATCAGTCCAGAAGATGTACTTTCAGATGATATTTTATGGTGCAGTAGGGACGGTGACAAAGTAATACATATAAAACATAAAGAGGAGGAATGATTGATATTTCGAGCTCAAGTGTTTGTTATAAATGTAACGATCGTTATATTGGCTGCCATGGCAAATGTGATAGATATTTACAAGAAGTGGCAGTAAATAATGAAGAAAAGAAAAAGCTGCGAGAAAAGAAGGCTGTTGATAACTATATTTCAATATATGCTGTAAAAACTCGTGAAAAATGTCTTAGAAAATATGGGCGTACATATGTGAAAGTGAGGTAACAACTTGTGTTATTTAATAGATGGCGTAAATTCCCTAATCGAAAACCAAAAATTTCAGGATGGTATCAATGCACTTGTCAGCACGCTGGCGGAACTGACGTACGGGCTGTTATGGATCTTTTTTATGATAAGATACATGATACGTGGATTGATTATCGTAGGCAACATGTATTTAACGGATACAAAGTATATGAAGCCTGTAAGCCACCAATAGACGACTTTCGAAAATACTCTGACGGGGAATGCGAACGTATTGATATTCTAGCGTGGAAGAATTTACCGAAATGTTATGGGAAGAAAAAGGTGAAATAATATGGGATTTTGGATATTTTTATTAGGGGTGGCTGGGTTCTCATTGGTCGCTCTTTTCATCATCTGGGTTGGATATAAAGTATATCTGAGCATCAGACGAGCAGAAGATAAATATGAAAACGAAAAGAAAAATGGAGGAAAATAAGCATGAGTATGAATAAAAAAGTAATCGGAGTAGCAGTTATTGGTGCGGCATTAGTTGGTGGAGTATTCACTGTATCTCAGGCTAAGTATATCGATCAGGGTGAGGTCGGAGTTGTATGGACCGCAAAAGATGGTGTTGAAGATGAGACATGGGGAACCGGTTTACATTTTAAAGCACCTCTGGAACGAGTTAAGAAATATCAGATCTCCCAGCAGCAACTGGTACTAAGTAACAATCCCGAAGACTATGGTGATAAAAAACATGCGGACTGGCATATCGATGCTCCAGCTAATGGTGGTATGGTAAAAATGAACATGACTGTGAATTATAACTTCATGCCGGACCGTGTTACTGACCTATATACAAAATTCAACGGTATGGACGGCGATGAGATCGTGGACAGTCGGGTTCAGAACTCTATTATCGCCTATGTAAAAGAAGTAACGCCGCAGTTCAGTGTCATGGATATTTACAGCACGAAGAGATCAGAAGTAAGCAAAGCAATCACTGATTATTTAAATTCAAAGCTGAACGATGAATACGGGATTAATGTTTCTTCTGCGCTGATCATTGATGTGCAGTTGGACGATACTTTAACAGAAAAGATCAAAGCAAAAGAACAGGCTAAGCAGGACGCAGAAAAGGCAGAGCTCGATAAGCAAACAGCTCAGGCTCAGGGAGAAGCAGATAAAGCAAAAGCTGAAGCCGACGCAGCCGTAAAGAAAATCAATGCAGAGGCTAAGGCGGAACAGACGAGGATTTCTGCAGAAGCTGAAGCGGATGCTAACCGGGTTCTGAATGACTCTATCACCGATAATCTGATTCGGATGAAAGAGGCAGAAGCAAGACTTAAACATGGATGGGTAACAGTAAATGGAGCAAATACAGTTGTTACTGAAGATGGAGGCGAAAATAAATAATGAATGAGTATGACGAACTTATATTAATGGGTAGATGTAAACGACTGAGAGATTCTATATTAGCGCTGTTTAATGATGATAATGGCTCTGCATTTGCTACGATGGTTGATCTAGGTATTTTAACGGAAAACGATTTGAAAATATTGTTTAATGGTGATGATCCATACTTCCAAAATGCTGTGAAGCCACCGTTAGGAATCACTCCTAGAGAGGTAATAGATAAGGAGCGTTTGAAAGAAATCACTGCTGGGATTCAGAGATATATCGAGGCTGGCGAAAATATTCCAGTTGCTTGGATGGAAGAACTGTGCGAAATTACTAACAGGATGAAGCAGAAATCATTAAAATGCGAAGAGGCAAAAAGAGCATTGAATGCCATATATGGAGCCAAATCAGTACGGAACTACGAATCTCACATTGGAAATAAAGGGGTAAAAGGAAATGAGTAAAGAATACGATTTATATTTAGAAGAACATAAAAGAAATGTCGGTAATGGGTTCAGTTGGATCAGAATCAATCTCCCAGAGATTATTTATGATGAAATTACGGAAGCCTATAACCATATGGGTGTCGATTTGGAGCAACAGATTATATTCGCTCATGATGCTTCAAAAACGGATAAGGATGAATACGATGCTTATGATGCATATTTCTATGGCGGGAACAGATCTTACGAAGTTATGCAACAGTTCAACTTTGCCTGGTTGATGCATATTCATAAAAACCCTCATCATTGGCAGCACTGGGTGTTGATCACAGATAATCCAGAGGATGGTGGCGAAGTTATTCTCGAAATGCCTTACAATTATATTATTGAGATGATCTGCGACTGGTGGTCATTCAGTTGGAAGACTGGAAATCTGTATGAAATCTTTGACTGGTATAACGAGCATAAGGGCTGGATCAAATTGCACGATAATACAAGAAAAATCGTGGAGCAGATTCTGGGAGCTATTCACGCTAAGCTGGATGAGAAAAAGAAAGAATGGGAGGAATGATATTTATGGAATCAACAGAATCACAGTTCACGACAGAAGTAAAACAGCTGCTTTCTGGAGTTATTACCGATCCGGATATTGTAAATTATCTGGCGTATAAACTTGCAGAACTCCACGAAACGATTAGTGAGGAAAAATCCGCGTAAGAAACATCGTCCTTTATAGAAAGTAAAGGAGGATACGATAATGAAAAGAGATTTATTGAAACAGAGGTTAGCACTTATTGGATTTATTATATTTGCGACAATCGTGGGGAAATACCTGCAGGATTGGACGTTTAGTGTGATGATTTATCTGGTAGCTATACCATTGCTGTTTGTGAAAGAATCAGTATTGTGGAATTAATTTTCTAAAAGAGAGTACTTGCGATATTTACAGGTACTCTCTTATTTTTTATTCGGAGGTTAGGCTACTATGACACGTGGAGATCTTATTAGAAGTTTGGATAATAACACACTTGCTGAATTTTTGGATCAAAAGCCATTCTGTCATCCTAATTCTGACTGTGGAGAAATGTATGATGAATGTGCTGCATGTATTAAAGATTATTTGAGCAAAGATGTTTCCGCAGAAGAGTTATTGGAACTTTTGGAAAGGCAGGTATAATGTATGAAATTAAAAAGATTATTTAAGAAAAGAAAATGGGAACTGGTATTTCATTTCGGCAACAACGATCGTGGACATATCGTTAGCTGTTACGGCAATTTCTTCAGATTTCAATGGATGGTAATACGAACACTGGCGAAGGGATTTAAGAAAAAGTAAATTGCGACAATAACATAGCCTTTAATGAAAAATATTGATATTTCTAAATTTGAAAGGAGAAAACTATGTCAATTAGAGAAAAAGTAGTAAAAGCAAAAGAGTATGTGAAGGAGAATAAAACAGAAATCGCTATCTCGGTTGTAGGGGGTTGTATGTTAGCAGCTGGCTTTGTAATCGGATGGAAAGGTTGCTTGAAATCACTTGGACTGAAGGAGGGCATGAATGTGATTACCAATAAAGATATTAATAAATGGTTTGATCATGTTAGTGCAACTTATCCAGGAGGGGTGAACGTAGTAGCTTATCGAACATTTGAAAAACCGGTTAATGTAAATGATCTCGGAAAGCTAGGGAAAGAATTTAAAGAACTGGGTGCTCTGGATACTGATGGATTTACACATTTTTTGGCAATAGGCGGAGTAATGGAGAAATAAATGATATTGATCAAGAGGGAATCTTAGGTCAGAAATGGCTTGGGATTCTCTTTTCTTTTACTTTTATTGGATATACAGAAAAGGAGGATATTTTGAAGAAAGGAAGACCAGCTCTCGAAAATCCGAGAAAAGAAGGCTATAGATTACGGATGAATTCGGAAGAGAGCAAGAAACTTATTGATATTTGTAAATCTACAGGGATGACGAAGGCAGATGCTCTGAGGACAGCAATAGAGGATTTATATTTAAAAGAATGCGGAGGTAAAAGATGAATCTGAGACAGAAAAATAAAAAGTTAAAACAAGAGTTAGAACACTATAAGAAACTAATAGTCAGACCTACCGTATTGCAGACGGTATCGGACATGTACACCATTAGGACTTTTGCTGTTCGTAAAGAATTTACAGAGGAAGAGCTTAACTTTTTTGATGCTGATGATATTGTGCATATTCTTATGGACGAGATAGAACCAGCAATCGTTAGAAACCTGCGTATCAGGACGAGCGAGAGTAGAAGTAGACTTTATTACGGAAATAAGTTATTTACGGGTGAAATTACACTCGCTATACCTAAAGAATAACACAGGAGGAATATATGATAGAAAAACTTATATTGGGAGATCGACAGTCCGGGAAGACGACAGAATTAATAAAAGAATCAGCTAGAACCGGAGCATATATTGTAGTTTCATGTAAGAATGAGGCGCGTAATGTATTTATGTCAGCTAAGGAACTGGGACTAAATATACCATTTCCGCTCACTGTTGCTGAAGTGATATATGAATCCCCATCAAGTTATATTTTTCAAAAGGGCATCTTAATAGATAATTTGGAAAGAATCCTATATCGTTTATTTAATTACATTACGATCAATGCAGCAACGGTTGACTGTACTGCTTTGGACGTAGGAGTTATGGATAATTTCGGTAGTAGAATGATTCAGGATTTATCAGAATTACGGATTAATACACCGGATGGCATGGATATTTCAGAAGGAGAAGAGAATCATGAACGAGATAATGATGAAGCCCGTATGTACTAACTGCGGTCATATTTTCAAAAAAGTTGTACAGGAGAATGAAAGATTGGATATGGTTGATGACGGGCGAACGTATCCCAGGAGAGTAGCATATGGGTTTTATCCTCAATATTGCCCAGAATGCGGTATGACTATAAAAAATATTGTTTATCAGAAACCCGTTAATCATGATGGTTCAACTATTTATTATGATGAGCCAGAGCGAGAATACACTTTGAAAGATAGACCAGAACCTGAAATACATGAACCTGAAAAACATATATTCGTGGTATATGGTGATACTTATTTTGAGGGGTATGGATCTTATATTAATCTATTCGGAGTGTTTGAAGATGAACAGACAGCAATGAAAGCAAAGGAAGATATGGAAGAGAAATACTATAAGGATTCTCTTAAAAGTGACTCGTTGAATGGCGATGTCGAAAGATCAGATGTAAAATTTAAGATTCAAGAAGTTCCAATAAATCAGATATTTGATATTTACTTAGAAGGGTATGCCGAGTGACGAAAAAAAAACATATGGAGTTTGGAAGAGTCTGTAATCTTAAAAGGTTATGGGCTCTTTTATATTTGAAAGGAGATTAAATGTTATGGCTATAGCACTGAAATGTGACAGACGTGGGGGTTTATATGAGCATCATCGTGTGGAATATATGGGAAATTATATTAACGGTATTCAAATCATAAATACAAACATTGATTGCGGTAATAGTTGGGATATTCGTACTCTGGATTTATGCCCTAAATGCTGTGAAGAACTTATTAAGTGGCTCGGAGATGATAAGGAGGAGGGTAAAGAAGATGGAAGAGAATAATACAGTATTCAAAAAGATATATGAGCTTGGTTTAGCTAATAAATGTAATGTAGGGTTGTCGTTTCTCACTTCAGGTAACCTATATATTTCGGTGATCGATAATAAAACATGTAACTCAGATTTTACCATAATAAACTCAGATTGTGCAGAAGAACTCATTATAGATGTGATTAAGGACACAATCAGAAGAGCGAAGGAAGTGTGATATTCAGTGTTTAGAAAAATTTTAAAGAAAATTTTCGGCATTCATAGACCATCAAATGAATGGGTGAATGTACCGTCAAGCTATGTGGAGCGAGATACGAAATGTGATAAATGTACTTATGAGAAAAAGAATGAATGCGACCTTATTAATGTAACAACAAGTATGGATAAAAAGGTACATTACGACTATGCTCCCTTTTATTTGTGTCCATTAGAGGAGGATGTTGATGAGTAAGGATATTTCTACGATTTATACAAAAGATCAGAATCAAAAAGCCGGTCGGAGAGGATATGGCAATTGGAAGTCTGAGAAAGAATCACACATATCACCAGCGGAATATGGTGGTTTCATTGAAAAAGCAAGAAAGAGGAGGAAGTGATATGAAAATTTATGTAATGTTAAAATATAGGCCACTTGGGAATGAAGAGTATATCGGAATTAAGAAGAATTAAAAAGAAGCTGAGAAATGTTTACGGCAGCTATTTCCTCATATGCGAATTATAAACGATACACTGGTCTCGGACGCTAATGGGACTTATGTGTTAGAGGTTCGTGAGGAAGAGATCTGATGGGAAAGAATAGAAATCATATTTAAAAAAAAAAAAGAAGGGAAGGTAAGGTAAAAAAAAATGATTGAGATTAAAAACGCTGTTACACCTAACTCCGAGCAGATGGATTCTATGATTGATACAATGATGAATGCATGCGGAGTTGAAGATCGTGCCGAATCGAAAAGTGGGTTTGGTTGTTCAGAACGATTGATATGGGGAAATCCTGAATGGGGCGATTTATTCTGCAAAGATTGTGGTTATGAAATGATTACTGGATCCTGCCCGGGAATAGACAGACATTATATTTTATGCGAGAGTGATAAGGAACTGTTGTTGCGAGATAAAGTTGGATTCATGTCATATCTAATGGTTTATTTCACTATAACTGGTCCCTTACATTTTATTCGCGACTTCGTTAACTTTGATCTGTTTCTGGATGGCTGTGACGATATTTTTCATACAATACTGATGCCGCATTTTATTAAGCATAACTCATCCGACGGTACGAATGATCTTTGTCAGAAATGTTATGTTATGATTAATTATTCAGCCCTATCAAATATGTATACGGTTTATAAAGACAGTAGAGATAAGGACTGGCAGTGGATTTGTAAGTGGATCAGTTCATTGCCATATAGTGATCTAATAACTTCTCGTTCATGCAATTGATATTTCTCCGCGTTATTTACAGACGCTCTTATGAAAGAATTATACTGAAAATTTTAAGGAGGTAATATTTATGACAAAACGAGAAGAGGTATTAGTCAAGAAATTGGATGCATTGAGAGGTGAGATTCGAAAGGGCAGGCGAGATATAAAATATTTTGAAGAGGCTATATGTTATAATTTAGATTTGTATAACGCGACTTTGCTTCCTATATTCACAGACAGAATTAAATATCTGAAAGATAATATAGAAATTTCAAAGTCCGCAATTACAAAAATGGAGAATGAACTGTGGCGTACTTCACAAGAATTATATTTGGAAAGGTCTATTCAGAGAAAAGCGGAGAAACCTAAAGAATGTGATTATTTCTATGGACAAGATGATATTTGTCTCGTAAATGAACTATTAAAGAATGGAATAATTAGAGGTATTAAATTCTAAGATGATAGGAGTCTGAATCAGAAATGGTTTGGGCTCTTTTCTTTTTGGGGTTTTGGATACTCTATTATAATAGGAAAGGAATTGTTAAACAATGATTGGACAGTTAAAAATGGAACCGTATGATATTATGAAGTTGAAAAATATACCGAGGCGAAAAAGCGGTAAATACACAATAAAGAATGACAACATTTTTTTTATCGAGAAATTCGTAGAAAGCGACTACGATTGTTGTAAAGTTTTCACTGGGGCAGATGATCATAAAGCTCACATTGAATGTACTATTTTACGTAGATCGGTTAATGCAATCGGAGCTAACGTAAGAGTTGTGTTACGCGGAAACAATGTATTTTTGGTAAGAAAAAATGTTTGGGACGAACAGGTAAAGAAAAGGGGGATGGAATATGAATATTAAGTTATTTACTCATACTGATCTTGACGGGGTAGGATGCGCTATTTTGGCATATTTAGCATTTGGAAAAGAAAACGTGGCCGTGGAATACTGCAATTATGATGATATCGATCTAAGAGTTTCACAGTTTTTATCAAAGGCAATCCTGGAGAATATGATAAGGTGTTTATCACTGATATTTCGATTAATGAGAATTTAGCAGTTGCGATAGATCGGTATGCGAAATCTGGGCTATGGCAGTTATTTGATCATCATCAGACGGCTTTGGAACTTAATAGGTATGAGTGGTGCAACGTATCGATTGGAGCTGCAGATGGATCTGGATTAAAGACCTGCGGAACCGAATTGTTTGGGGTATATTTACTCAGCAGTGAGGGATTAGTCAATCGTTATAATTGGACCACTATAAATAATATATTACAGTTCATTGCTATTGTGCGAGATTACGATACTTGGAGATGGACTACTATGGGTAGAGATGGAATAGTCTCAAAATACGTGAATGATCTTCTTGATATTTACGGAAGAGAACAGTTTATAGATGTAATGTTTGCAAGAATTAGGATGTATACTGATGCTGATTTTCCATCAATTACACCGGATGAATTTTTATTGTTGGAGCAAAGAAAAGAAGAGATCGACCGTTATGTGATACAAAAAAAGGAACAGCTAATTCGTGCAAGGGATATTTACGGTCATTTATACGGTTATGTATTTGCGGAGAGATTCTTCAGTGAACTTGGCAATAGACTATGCCAGATGACTCCAGAGCTTGATTATGTAGTAATGATTGATATTTGTAACGGTAAGGTTTCATATAGAACTACTCGGAATGATTTGAATCTCGGTTCCAAGATTGCCCATTCGTATGGCGGAGGTGGACATGCCAAGGCTGCAGGTAGCACTTTTGATCGTGAATATATTTCAGATTTGGTCGTTAAGAAATTATTTGAAACTGATGAGATGAAAGGGGCTGAGTAGATGAGTATCAAATGGTTCTTATATAAAATCGCTTTGAAATATATTGGCTGGTGGAGTTGGCGACCGTCCGATATCATGTATGGTCGTCTTAAAAATATGGATAGTCTATCATACCGTAACTGTGACAAAGCCTATTTATCCTATGGAGCTGACTCAGAATGGAGTAAATTTAAAAATTATGAAATCTTAGATAATACCATTCAGAGACTGGCGGAATATGAGGATGTGGAAGAAATGGAAAGTGTTGACCCATTAATGTCTTTAAGTAAAATATGTGACATTATTGATATGCCTTGGACTTTAAACAGTGGAAAGGAGTTCACAGTTGGAATAAATCCTGATTTAGATAAACAATATGTATTATGCAACGGTTACCGTTATGATACGCGGGTAGGTATATTTATATTTAATCCGGAATTTGGCAGTACGGTTCGATGATGACTGTGCATACAAAAACGAGGAGTATATTCTATCAGATGGTGACCTAGAAACCATGATCGGTATGTTACGGTATGCGAATATATTTAATAAGGCTGGGTTGAAAAATGTTATTTCGGCAGATCACGTCAAAGCGGTACTTAATAAAAATGAAGAGGAAATAGTGTGAGGTGAAAATTTATGGACTTAGGAGCTTATCAAAATATAGAAGCGCTTGACAGATTAGCAAAGGACAACGGGATTGATATTCCGCGGTGTAGAGGCTACCGACTGATGAAAGATGAAGTGGTCATCACTCAGGCAGAGATCGATAAACTAAAAAGAATCAACGCGATTTACATTACCGAGTTGTTGATTGATTCTGATCCGTTCTGGTGTGGTTCGGATGAATACGCGGATATTTGCATTAGGGTCGGTGCGTATCATCGGCGTAGTAAAGGATATTTTCTTGTTCCAAATAAAGATGAAAAAGGTATGGGAGAGTATTCCAGCATTCGTTGGGACAGGATCCATGGCTGGAAAAGGAGAATCTTAAAATTCAAGATCAAACAGGATAATTGTAAGATTCAGAAGCAATTTGATACCTGGAATAAATATGCCGGTAGAAAGGACGTACTTTATATCCATTCGAGAATGGGTGGGTATGACTGGGAAACGTATCTGGAAAAGGGCGAATTGATTAATCAACCATGGTTTCTGGATCGTGTTGATGATAGTATCGATTCAACATACTGTGACTTCTATGCAAAGATTAATATTTTAAAAGATGAAGGAGAAAACAATGTCAGCACAAATAATTGAGGTTTTAAATGAGATTTGCGAGAAATTCGGAGTTGCCGTGGACTGGACCAGTAAAAATGTTCAGCCATATTTGAAAGAACTCATGACGAAGTGTGTTAATTACAAACTTGCTACTGATATCGTATGGTCGGTGGTCGGAATTGTACTGCTTATTATCGGAGGTGTCTTGTTGAGATTCGCGTTAACTAATAATCGTAAGTATCATAAAATACAGGATTATGTTGAGCAAGCGTGTAGTTGTTTAGACGATACAGCATGTTTTCAATTTATAGTAGGAGGTATTTGTCTCGGTGTTGCAGTGGCTTTAATTCTATATTTCACTATCAATCTTATAGCATGTTTCACGTTCCCGGAGAAAATTATTCTTGATATGGTTCGATCATATTTGGGTAACATGTAGCACTCGTAAATCCAGGACGGTGGATGTGGGTGTTATATTTTTATGTAGGAGGTATATTAAATGAGATACAGAAAACGACATATTAAAGAAGAGAAGAGTCCGGAAAAAATTGAACTGGAGAAGCTGATTCGAGAACATGTTCGACTGAGCAAGATGTCACAGACCGCTATAATCAATACTTTGTGTAGACATGGAGTTGATTCTATCAGAAAATTGGTTGTTATAACTGAGCTTGAATTATATAAGATGGGCGAACTCGGAGTGGTGAGGGTTACTGCGTTGATGGACCTCAAAAGATATTTGGAAGAAGAGCGTGGGTTATACAGAACACATGATGAAACACTGGCGAAGGTTAAAGAATTACTGGATCAGGGGTATATGACGGATATTGTGTGTCATCAGTTAAATCTTAGACCAGTAATAATTGATATGTATGAAAAACTAAAAAGCACTCAAAGCTTGGCTCAGTTATCTGATGAAATTGCCGAGTGTACCGGGCTTTATCCAGGGTACATAACAAATACTATTAGCGATTATAATTTCCATAAGCGGTTGGAAGAACTGGAGCAGAATAAAAAGTGTCTTGCAGAAATCTTACGCAACTAATGCACAGGCTTTAATGAGAAACTAATTTATATTTTATATGGAGGTATTGAATATGGGTAAAAGTCTTACAATTATGGAAGCTAGAAAAATGAATACTCATAAAATAGTGGTTGATCTGGGGAAACATACCAGTCAATTAGAAAAACTCGGTATGGATCACGGGCAGGTAGTATCGTCGGGGTTGACCTTATAAACATTGACGGGTGTTTATATTACGATACTAAAACTAATATTGTATATATTTGGAATGGAATTTTTGGCTGCTCCACAGCAGGTACGACTCCATCACCATACTATGCAAGTAATGGACTTCCATATAAATATGATCCAGATATGAATCAGTTAAAAGAGATCACGAACGGGGATTGATATTCTGTAGCGCGAGTAATACATGGGCTTTAATGAAAACAGAATTTATAATTTATGGAGGTATGTTAAATGATAACAGTAATTAATAGGAATATTGGCAATGAAAATGAAACTATTACAGTAACTGTACCGAAGACCTATGATGCAAAATACGATAAGGAATGTGTATGTTGGAGTAGCTGTGATCAATACAATAGGTCGGTTATCGATAACTTGATTCAATATTTTAATAGTAAGCTAGATATTGGAGTACATGTTATGATGAACGATGTATTAGAAGCGCTCGGTATACCACGTAGAAGCGAGGGATGTTTGGTAGGATGGAGACCTGGTAGTAGGATCTGTATTCAAATCGAGGAAATAGACGAAAATGGAGGTTATCTGTTGAAAATTATAACAGACGGAATTATTATAGATGATTTCTGATTCAAGAGGAGTCTCGGCTTAGCAGCTGGGGCTCTTTCTTTTATATTTTTTGAAAAGGAGATTTGAGGTATGAGATGTGAGAATGGTACAAGATTTTATATAGATGATTTTGTTGAGGATCTGAATTACCGTAAGATTATTTTGAGCTTTGGTGATGTAGATCCGGAGAAATTGAAGAGTAAATTAGTGGCTAACGATGTAAATCATATAGATCGTTTTGATGGATGTCGTTCGCATGATAGGTTATTTTACATTGAAAACTGTGAGTTCCAGGATGCGGAAGTGCCGATTGATATTCCATACCTCGTTATTGAAGAAGGATATTCTATCGTAGCATTGCATTATGACGATAAAGGCGATCAGTGGTATTTTGATATAGATGCGTTTGTAGATACATTCATAGAATCATAGGAGGGATATGGTATGATCTTAGAAGGAAGAATATTGATATTTAATACACGAGATAATGACGGTTATGTATTTACGGAAGAAACTAAATTGAGTCACCCGGAAAAGATACCGGTAGCATGGAATTTTGAATTCGACAATCCAAGTTTAATTGTTGGTACTGCAGAGGTGCGTGTTTCTGGTAATATTTTAATTGCTACTATTACAACTACTAACCCGATATTTGAGCAGATGATGATGGATCGAACATTCGCTTGGTGCGGTGGATATTTTACTCGCTGTAAAGAGCATCAATCATTTTTTGGAGATTCAATCATCGATGAGGCTGTGTTATGGGGTATTGTGGTATCAGCAGAAGATATCGACTTTAACATGTCTTGTCTGACGGTTAAAGAAGAGTGATATTTCCATACTCCGGATTGTTAATATGCATATTCTATGGTACAATGCCATTATAGAAAAAGGGAGGTTTACAATATGAAATTGAAGAAATTACTGTTAACTGGGGTGCTTGTGTGCGGATTGATATTTGCCGGATGTGATGGAGATAGTGGCAATAGTGAAAAAGAGGAAGCTGTTAATTCAGATGTTCAGGAAGCATGGAATGATATTTCTGGGGATAGTGCCGATGAGGATAAGTCTGAGGATGATACCGCTTCGGAAGATGCTGAAGATGAGGGAAGTGACGACAAGAATGAAGCTGTTACGGAGAACATTGATACGAGCTGGTATGATTCAAATGGTGACGCTATTGCATCTGGGATATTTGTTGTTGGTGAAAATATAGCATCTGGAAATTATAGTATCGAGAATCCTAAAGAAGACCAGTACATGGATGTAATCGTATTTGAATCTATGGACGACTATCTTGGATATTTTAGTACATATCCTAAAAGCACATTAGGTGAAGAGGATGATGTTATCAAAGCCAATTCATTTTACGACACTTGTTTAAATCCAGAAGAATCTTGTACTGTCAATCTTGAAGACGGAAATGTGTTGATGATTGATGGGGCTATGGGTAATATTATTAATTCTGAGAATACCGATATCGGCGATGGTGTTATTTCTGAAATGAAGGAGTTAAAGCCTGGAGTATATTCTTCAAAACAGATCGGAGAAGGAACTTATATAATCACCTATCCAACTGATGGGGGATACGGAACAAAAATAGCTTTGTTTGATAATAAAGATTCATATAAAAAATATAATTCCACAGAGACAGTAACACTTGGTGACCGTGAAGAAGCTATCTGGACAAACGGTATATATGATTTTGATATAGAGGATGGTAAGCCATGTTTTATTGAAATGAGCGCTGATTCAATTTTGCTAGTTTTTGATTATGATCACTGTTATATTCAGAAGGTGGATATGAATTGGAGTCAAAAGTAAGAGGTGGTAATATGAAATTAAAAAATCTGATAATAACTGGTATATTAGCGACGACTATGATATTTGCTGGGTGTGATGGAGAGTCTGAAACGGCTAAGGTAACAAAGGAGAAGAGCCCTGAGATACAGGCTGCATGGGATGATATTTTGGGAGAAGAGTCAGATGAAGATGACGATGATACTGCTGACAATGAAGAGAATTCAGAGAATGTAGACGAGTCAACGGATGATATTTCTGGGGATGAAGACGATACTGAAGAGGAGAAAGAGGGCAGTGGAAAACCGGATACGAGTTGGTATGAAAACAATGGAGATGTCATAACGACCGGGATATTTACAGTTGGGACAGACATAGAGGCAGGATCTTATACGCTGACTAATATTGATCCAGAAGATGGATTTGATGTGGCTGTGTTTGAAAGTATGGAAAATTATTTGACATATTATCGAACTGATCCACGTGATACTGTCGGAGAAGAGAATGACGCTATTAATTCCAATTCATATTACACAACTTATTTATACACAGATGAAAATGCCACGCTTAATCTTGAAGATGGGAATATTCTTAAATTAGAAGGTAAAACTGCTAGATTAGTGAATAATGACGAAACTAATGCTAAATTTGATTTAGGTGAATCCAAAACACTAAAGCAAGGCGTATATTCATCATCTCAATTAGAACCAGGTACGTATATTGTATCTAGTTTAAATAAGACTGATGAGGATAGAACACTTATTTTGCTTTTTGAAAATAATGATTCATATAAGGCGTTCAACTCTGAGGAAAAATTTACAGTTGGTGAATTTATCAGTGCTGCATATAAAAATGCACTTGTTGATTTAGGTGCACTTAAAGACGAGTCGTCTATGATAAATATGACAGAAGATTCGATCTTATATGTTGAATACGATGATTGTTATATTCAAAAGGTAACTATGAATTGAAGTAAGTAAATATTGGAATTAGAAGAGAGCTCCGGGAGAGAATCCTAGGGCTCTTTTTACATGGAGAGGAGATTGATATTTTATGATTAACGCTATGGAAGCAAGAAGAAAAACTGCATTAAGAGGTGCTTATAAAGAATACATGGATATGATTAAAAGTAGAATAAATGAAAGTATCGAGGCTGGGCTATATTATGTAGTGGTTGATTTTGATGATCCCGATAAAGAATTAATTCAGATGTTAACCGAGGAGCTCACGGAACTTGGATATAAGCTCGAATGCATACCACCCGATCCATTACCAACGTCTTCGTATGAATTATTTTTCATATGACGATTAATTGGGAATAGATGGAGGATTGATATTTTATGGGTGAGGAAGAATTAAAAAACGAATTCGCGGAAAAGCTTTTCGAGCATGATATGACATTTTATGATTTTTACATGTTAATGCGTGAGTGGTACAGACTGACTAAAACTGCTCGGGGATGCCATATGGTGGATTCGCAGATAGCTTGTGAGTTGAAAAATATGACACCGGAAGAGGTATTCAAGGCTCGTTGCCAGATACCTTTTGAGAAGTTGGAGGATTGATATTTTGGAGAATCAGAAGAGGAAACATGGGCGACCTGGAAAGGATGGAGCGAAACATCGTGAAATTAAGATAAGAGTTGACGATGACTTTCGTGATGAGTTGAAAGAATTATGTGAGATTGAAGGGGTGTCGATGACCGAATATATTATCAGAAGTGTAAGGCAATGCGGTAATTTGACACGATTCAAAAAGCAAGAAGAGGAAGAAAATTTGCCAGATTTTGGTGAATACGATTTCTATGACGATGAAAATGAAGATTTTGATGAGTAGTCCGGCATGAATTATTGTGGGAACAAAAAATCGAAATTGGGTATTTATTGTGGGAACAATAATTCAAAAATCGTATTTATTGTGGGAACAATAATTCGTGAAAATCAGTAAAAAATGGCTAAAAATCGTGGCAAGTGTAACCTTTTTCGAAATAAGTATGTTTTTTTTATTTAATCTAATGCGAGGGAGTAAAAAAGGACATATATGTCTATTTTTTATATATTAATATAAATATGACAAAAAATTTGAGAAAACACGAAAAAAGGTTACACCTCCGATATTTTATGCAGAAAAGAGGTAAAAATGGGAGAATACAGGGTGGATGATAATTATCGTGAGTTTAAGCGGTTATTTCGATATTTTAAAGAGGACTATCCGGAACTATGGGAGAGAGGAACGACATTTGAACCATATGCGTATCAGGAAATATTAATCAGAATACCGACAAAAGGAAAACTCATATATAACTCGGTAGGAGTTGACAGCGGAAAGATACGATGGATCGAGAAATATGAAAAGAAAGAAGAAGTTGATCGTTGGGATATGTATCAAAGATTTCTATCGGAAATCGCATATTATCAAAATATGGCAGGTATAACACAAGTTGATATTTCAAGAATCACTGGTATATCAAGAAAATCCATCAATAAGTATTTATCTGGTGTCGTATGTCCGAAAGTAAGCACAATGCAACTGATGGCTGAGAAACTGGGAATTGATATTTGAAAGGAGATAACGTGATGACAAATGAAGAAATGCTGCTAGAGGATTTCGAAAAGAGATGCCCATGGATGTATAAGAAACTAGACGGATACTATTACGATGAAAATAGATGGCATGAAATAAGACTATATTTGAATGATGGTTCTAAGTACATTTACAATAATCTCGATAAGTTTCCGCATCCTATTGTCGAATTTAAGTCAATCACAGAACTTAACAATATTCAGTTCCTAAAAGGGTTCTCTGACAAAGTGCATGGTCAACTTCAAAAAAATAGAATGATACAGTATGAACTTGCGAAAGCAGCTGGTATTTCGGAGAGAACACTTAGCCGATATTTTACATACAGATCCATGCCATCCATTGATACAGTTTATCGAATTGCTGAGGCACTGAACTGCACGGTCGATGACCTTATGCCAAAAGACTATATCAGAACAGATTGATATTTTCGAACGAAGAGCTCTTGACGTAAAATTCTAGGGCTCTTTTTTTTATTCGCGAAAAAAACATAGCCTTTTATAGAGAGAAAGAGAGGAATCTAACTTCCCCTCTTCTTTTTTGCTTAAAACTATATTTTTGGAGGTATATGGAATGGAAGAAGCATGGCAGAAAACTGACGGAAACTATGAGGTCAGTAATTTTGGGAAAGTACGAAATTCTAAAACTGGAAAAATGCTTACCAGTGGGCGAGAAGCTGATGGAACCAGGGTTGTATATTTATGGATCGACGGTAAGAGACAAAAGAGGAGACTTAAAAGATTGGTGGCCGAATCATTCTCTGTCAAAGATATATCAGATGCATATGTGCAAACGATAAATGGCGATGAGGAGGATGTCTGTTCGGATAATCTGGAATTGCGATCAAAATATAATGGAAAGAAAATTAAAGTTATTGAAACAGGACAAGTCTACAGCTCTATTGACGAATGCAGCAATATTCTCGGAATCAGCAGATCAACAATAAGCAGATGTGTTAACTACCCGTTTTACAGTAATCGATTGAATTATCACTTTGAGTACGTCGATTGATATTATCGCATAATAATCGTAAAACCGTCACCGTCCCCGTGCGTTTTAAAAACATGCCCTTTTATGAAGAGAATAGTCATTTTGACTGTTCTTTTATATTTTGGACTTTTAGCTCAGTTGGTTAGAGCATCCGGCTCATAACCGGGCGGTCCTGGGTTCGAGTCCCTGAAGGTCCATGTTTTTGAAAAGGAGATATATGTATGTTAGAAAATGAATATCAGAGTAGGCTCATTCGGAGAATCAAACATATGCTTCCGGGATCCATGATTCTAAAAAATGATAGTGGATATTTGCAGGGAATTCCTGATTTAACCGTTTTCTATAAAAGCAGGTGGGCGACATTGGAAGTTAAGGTAAGTGCTAACGCTAAACACCAACCAAACCAAGATTATTATGTGGAAAGAATGAATAAGATGTCATATTCGTCTTTCATCTATCCGGAGATCGAAGATGAAATATTAGACGAGTTGATTATATTTTTAACGAAATAGATGTAGGAGGAATTATTCATGATTTTCGAGCAACACAATAACCTGAGAGGGAAACATGCATTTTTATCGCCGAGTCAGCCACAATGGCTGAAATATTCGAAAGAACAATTACGTCAGAAACGTATAAGTTCTTACTCTCAGCCAATGGGAACATCACTCCATGCGTTAGCAGAGACGCTGATAGCGAATGGTTTAAAATTGAAGAAAGGCGATAAACTTACAGTTCTATCTCATCTATTGACTGATGGAATTCCACGAGAAGTTATCGATATGGATCGGATTTACAATAACCTCATGACGTATGTAAATGATGCAATCGGTTTCAGACTTACGCCGGAACAGGTCTTATATTATTCGGACGCATGTTTTGGAACAGCTGATGCCATATCGTTTAAAAACAACTTACTGAGGATCCATGATTATAAATCTGGTGTGTTACCAGCGAAAATGGAACAATTAATGGTATATGCTGCATTATTTTGTCTGGAATATAAAGTGAAACCAGGAGAAATCAATATGGAGCTTCGCATTTATCAAAGTGACGAAATAATCATTTGCAATCCAACTGCAGAAGATATTTTGCCAATTATGGATGTTATTATTCGAGATTGTAAATATGTTGAAGAATATTCAGAGGAGGAATAAATCATGCATTTTACAGAGAAACCTCCGTTAGAGGAATTAGCAGCTGAAATATTGCATAAAAGCGATGATACACTGGCTGATGATATACTCTCATATTACGGAACAGTTGATCAGATTCGTGATGATGATATTTTACACTATGGAACAAAAAGACATAGCGGACGATATCCTTATGGCTCTGGAGAGAACCCATATCAGCACAGTGGTGATTTCTTAGCAGATATCGCACAGATGAAGAAATCAGGATTCACGTATACCGATGAAGGCGGTAAAACATGGACTGGTGATAATGCTATCGCTAAATCTATGGGTTTGAACTCTACAGAATATAGAAGACAGGTTTCATGGGCGAACTACGAGCGAAGATTGGATCAGGTTCAGAAAGCAAAGTCTTTACAAGCAGACGGTCTTGGAGCCACAGCTATCGGAAAAGAAATGGGAATTAATGAGTCTACAGTAAGGTCATTATTGAATCCTAAATCGGAAGATCGTATGACACAGGCTATGTCAACTGTTGAGCTTCTTAGAGACCAGATTAAGAAAAAAGGAATGATCGATGTTACTGCGGGTGTTGAGACTTCTCTCGGTATTTCCAAAGAGCGTTTGAATTTGGCTCTCGATTATTTGGAGAAAGCCGAAGGATGCCCAATATATACTGGTGGTATTCCGCAGATCAACAACCCTGGTCAGCAGACTATTCAGAAAGTTATTTGTAAGCCTGGAACTGAACATAAAGAAATATACAACTACGATAAAGTTCATACTATCGATGAGTATGTATCTGATAATCAAGGTGACACATATCATAAGAAATTTACATATCCTGCGAGTATGGATTCTAAAAGACTTATGGTTCGATATGATGAAGATGGTGGTACAAAGAAAGACGGTATCATCGAACTCCGAAGAGGGTGCCAGGACTTATCTCTCGGCGACTCACGATATTCACAGGTTCGTATATTGGTGGACGGAACTCATTATCTGAAAGGTATGGCTGTATATTCTGACAACATGCCAGATGGTGTAGATGTTATTTTTAACACTAACAAAAAGAAAGGGACTCCAGCCCTTGGTGATAAAGTTAGCGGAACAGTTCTGAAACCGATAAAGAAAGACGATCCTGATAATCCATTTGGTTCGGCAATCAAAGATGCAAAAGATGGAGGACAATATTGGTATACGGATCCGAAGACTGGAAAAGAAAAACTCGGACTTATAAATAAACGAGCTGACGAAGGAGACTGGAACGAATGGTCGAATGCCTTACCGTCGCAGTTCTTAGGTAAGCAGTCATTGACTCTTGCTAAGAAACAGTTGGATCTTGCGCGTAAAGACAAGCTGGCAGAGTTCGATGAATATATGTCCATTACAAATCCGACTATCAAGAAACATATGTTGGAGAAGTTTGCCGATGGATGTGACTCAGCAGCTGTACATTTGAAAGCCGCAGCACTTCCTGGGCAGAGATACCATGTAATTATACCTGTCAATACCCTGAAAGATACAGAGGTATATGCGCCGAATTATGAAACCGGAACCAAGCTTGCCCTGATTCGTTATCCGCATGGTGGAACATTCGAGATACCGATTCTTACGGTAAACAATAAACACAAACCTGCAAGGGATCTGTTGGGAACAGACGTCTCCGATGCTATCGGTATTAATCATAAGATTGCTGAGCAGCTGTCTGGAGCAGACTTTGATGGCGATACTGTAATGTGTATCCCAACTCACGATGCTGGTGGAAAGGTAAAGATTAAAAACAAACAGCCACTTGCTCAGCTTAAAGATTTCGATCCTAAGCTCGCGTATGGTGGAACAGCAAAGAAAGGCGAGGACGGCGAGATTCGTTATTATCGTAACGGACAAGAGTATCCTATCATGAAAAACACACAGACTCAGATGGGAATCATATCAAACCTGATTACTGATATGACTCTTGGAGGAGCTACTGAACCTGAGCTGGCACGAGCTGTTAAACACAGCATGGTTGTAATTGACGCTGAGAAGCATAAGCTCGATTATAAAGCGAGTGAAGTCGAGAATAACATCGCTGCACTGAAGAAGAAATACCAGATTAGTATTGATCCTAAGACAGGTGAAGAGAAACTGGGTGGAGCTTCCACCATATTGTCTCGAGCAAAAGGAGAAACATCTGTAGATAAACGTCAGGGATCTTATAAGATTAATATCCCGGGAACCAAGGACTATGACCCCACCCGACCGGAGGGAGCTAAGATATGGAAGACTGCAGACGAACTATGGTATCCCGACAAGAAGTATGATACAAAGACAGGAATTGTGACTGTTCGTACAGCAGATGGTAAAAAGGTATCTTATAATGTTAAGGATAAAGCAGAATATGATAAGTATAATCCGATACAGAAGATCGACCCAGATACTGGGGAGGTTACATTCACAAATGCGAATGGCACCCTGACATACAAAGCTAAGAAGCGTACCCAGGAAAGTACAAAGATGGAGGAGACCGATGATGCGTATACTTTAGTATCTAAAGGTCGTCATCCAATGGAATTAGTGTATGCTGAATACGCTAACGACATGAAACATTTGGCGAATCAGGCGCGTATGGCAATGGTGAATACGGGAAAGATACAGTATTCTGCAACTGCTAAAAAAGAATACCAAAACGAAGTAAAATCCCTTCTCGATAAATTGGATAACTCCGATTTAAACAGAATAAAAGAAAGATCTGCACAAAGAAAAGCAAATGTTGAACTTCAACAGAAGATGAAAGAGTATTACGAAGAGAATGGAGAGAAACTGAAAGGCGAAGCTCTTAAAAAGATTGGTCAGCAGGCTTTGTCCAAAGCAAGGGAAGAAGTTGGATCTATTTCCAGAAGAGAAAGAAACGTGGAAATTACAGATCGTGAATGGGAAGCAATTCAAGCAGGAGCAATAAGTGAGAACAAACTGAAAAGCATTCTCAATAACGCTGACATTGATAAGCTTCGAGAAAGGGCAACACCTCGTTCTTATAACTCTTTATCGACGGCACAGATCGGAAGAGCTAAAGCGATGGCTTCTTCAAACTATACTCTTGAAGAGATAGCTTCCAAACTTGGTGTGTCACCATCAACAATCAGTAAAGCATTGAAAGGAGTAAAGTAAATCGATGACAGAAACAAAAGTAACATTGACAACGATCGATAATCCTTTCGATCCGATTGACAATTATGATGAATGGTTACACTACGATGAAGAGAAAGGGTATTACACAAACGCTTATCTTGCTCGAATCGCTCAAATCGAAGCAGGAATGACTCAAAAGCAGGAAGATGAAGAGATTGAA